AAGAAAATAAATCGTGATGTTGGCATTGACCTTGGAGTTAAGGACTTTGTTATAACTTCTGATGGAGAAGTGTTTGAGAACAAACATTTTTACAAGAAAGATGAAAAACGTCTGACCAAATTGCAACGTCAGTTATCGAAAAAACATAAAGGTTCAAGCAACTTCCATAATCAATGCAAACGAATTGCGAAGGTATTTGAAACTATTACCAACAAGAAGGAAAATTACATTCATTCTGTAGTTAATTATTTGTTACGTCATTATGATACCATTTACATGGAAGACCTCAATACAAGTGGAATGCTGAAAAATCATAAACTTGCCAAAGCAATACAGGAAGTTGGTTTTTACAAGTTTAAGACCACATTACAGAACAAGGCCTTGCAAAACGGAAAGAAGGTTGTTTTAATTGGAAGGTTTTATCCCTCCTCAAAGACTTGTAGTAAATGTGGGTATATCCATAAGGATTTGAAGTTGAAAGAACGTCATTGGCAATGCCCTAATTGTAGCACAAGTCATGATAGAGATTATAATGCGGCATTAAACATACTTTACGAAGGCCGCAGAGTTAGTGCTGCGTAAGAGATAAGAATTTTAAGTAGGTATTCGTAGTACCGAATTAACGCTTGTGGACTATCCTCCTATGGGATTGTAACATTTGTTACAATTAGTAGTGATAGGTTGAAGCAAGAAGTGAAAGCTAAATAATTCATTGAATTTATTAGATTTTCATATACGATTTATGATGGCTCAATATGCTGCAATAATGCTAAGGTTTCTGATAATGCAAAACTTAAAGGTTTCTCAACAATGGTTGATGATTCGGCCCTTTCAGATAATGCAGTTGTTGATACACACTCAATTCTAACACATAGTAGCATTGTTTGTAATAATGCTAATGTTAAAAATCATTCATTGATTACATTTAATGCTATTGTTGAAGGTGATTGTGTTATTAACAAATGTAGTATTAGTAGTAATGGTGTTGTTGGTGGCTTAGTTGAACTTAATAATGTGAAGGTATAGGATATGAAAATTGTAAATTATAAAGATGTTCAAGGACTTAAACTTAAAAGGTTTGTTTAAAATTAGTTGATGAAAATATTATGGAAAGGTTATATGAACAAATACAAAAACACTTCGATTCACTCTCTGACGAAGAAATAAAGAAGGAATACGAAGAATTGATGGGAGTTTCAAAAGAAAAACAAATGAAGAAAAATCCAACTGTAACATTGTGGCTTGCTGTAAATCGTAAAAATGAACTCTATGGTTTTGAAGGCAAACCAATTTATCTTGACGAAAATAATGAGTTTGCTCCTGACACTTGGCTTGTTGGAGGCTGTACAATGGCCGATTCTGACTACGGAGTTAAAGTCAATGAAGTGAAAATCCCACAAATTACTTTTGAAGGAAGTCCAATCAGAGTGGAATTTAATACTGAATACATTATTGAGGAATAAAGGTCTAAAAATATAAGATTATTATGGGTTAATAATTGTTAAATAAAATTCTAATAAAATTTATTAAAAACTGTTGGAAATTAAGTAAGAAAATAGTATAATATAATTGAGTTAAATAAGGGAATCAATGTTACGAACAATTAAGGTACGATTATATCCAAATAAAACGCAAGAGCAAGAATTTAACAAAATTCTTGGTTGCTATCGTTTTGTGTATAATCACATGCTTGCTCGGAAACAAGATGCCTATAAAGCCGATAAAACAAACCTTGGTTTAACGGAACTTTCAAAGTACTTTCATCATGAATTGTTGAAAGACGAACAATATCAATGGTTAAAGGAACAAAACACAAAGGTGATGAAGCAATCCATCAGACAGATGCTCACAGCTTACAACAAGTTTTTCAAGGAGCATAAAGGATTCCCAAAGTTCAAGAGCAAGAAAGATAAACAATCAGCCTTATTCCCAATTGGTGCAATATCAAAGAAAAATACATTTGACACACGTAAGATAACTCTTACGAAAAACTTAAAGAATATTTCGTTTCGTTGTTCTGATTTATACTTATCAAGACTACAAAGATATAAGGATAATATAAGAAATGCGACCCTATCGAAAACCAAGAGTGGTTGTTATACCTTATCTATCCTTATGGACATTCCTCAAAATGAGTTTGTGAAGTTTAATAAGACAAGTCGTGATGTTGGCATTGACCTTGGAATTAAGGATTTTGTAATAACTTCTGATGGGGATGTATTTGAGAATAAGCATTTCTATAAGAAGGACGAAAAGAAACTTGCAAAACTTCAACGTCAATTATCGAAGAAACGTAAAGGTTCAAGTAATTTCAACAAGCAATGTAAACGAATCGCAAGGGTCTTTGAAACCATAACCCATAAGAAAGATGATTATATCCATTCTGTTGTAAATGAATTGTTACGTCATTACGATACTGTTTACATGGAAGACTTAAACACAAGTGGTTTATTGAAAAACCATAAACTTGCCAAGGCAATACAGGAAGTTGGTTTTTATAAGTTTAAGACTACGTTGCAAAACAAGGCCTTACAAAATGATAAGAAAATTATCTTAATTGGAAGATATTATCCTTCTTCAAAGACTTGTTCACAATGTGGTTATATCCATAAGGATTTGAAGTTAAGTGAACGCAAATGGCAATGCCCTAATTGTGGGATAAATCATGATAGAGATAAGAATGCAGCATTGAATATCCTCTATGAAGGTCGTAGGATAAGTGCTGTGTAAAATAAAGAAATTAAGTAGGTATTCGTAGTACCGAATTAACGCTTGTGGACTATCCAACAATGAGATTTCAGCATTGGTTGTTACTTTCATTGGGGTAGGTTGAAGCAAGAAGTGAAAATTAAATATAAATCATAGATTTTATTAGTTTTTCATGTACGGTTATTGATAGATAGCTGCTCGGTTCGTCTATTGAACTTTCATAAAAAAAAATATAGTAACTTGTAGCATTTTTTACCTTGATGCAATGTTTATATAGTAAAATGATAAAAGTAGTTCCAAATGCTTTTGCAGATGGGATAGAGGGTGTTGGAGTTCCTCCATTGGTATTAACCATAAAGATATAATATTCTATATTATTTCATACTATTATCTGTAGTCATGAACGCTATAAGATTCCACGCCGTGGCCTAATAGGTTAAGGTTCTTGTTTTGGGAACAAGAGATTATGAGTTCGAGTCTCATCGGCGTGACAACTGTTTATACCAAAAATAAACATTAAATGCCTTGTTATGTAATGGTCAGCATATCTGATTTTGGATCAGAGAGACGAGGTTCGAATCCTTGCGAGGCAACAATAAAATAAAGCGTAGTCGGTCAAATGGTTACTTCGATAACTTGATTTATGTGGATAATGCAATTTATAATTTAATACCATTTGTAATTTTACTCGCTTTAAATGCTTCCTTAGCACAATGGTAGTGTACCTTATTTGTAATGAGGTGGTTGTCAGTTCGAATCTGACAGGAAGCTCTAATGTGCCGTTAGCTCAGTCGGTAGAGCCTCTGACTGTTAATCAGATGGTCGTAGGTTCGAGTCCTACACGGCACGCAATTAATTTGCACAAGTACAAATACTTTGTGTTTCGAGAAATGACTTTCTTGATGAAGCTCATTTCTTGCGTTTTATATATGCTTATGTTCTCTGTTTATAAAATATAGTTTATAACGCATATACCGTAGTGTTAGCTATATCAACATCACTGTAATTGATATAGAACGTAACAGATTATTGATTGATAATAATATTAAGCCAATAACTCAAATCGTATGTTGAGGATATATGGTGAATATATTTCTGTGGAAATTTGTTGTAAACTTATCAGTGTGTTTATAACAACGTGTTAAAGTTTTGCGTGAATAAACTATCACTATTAGGTGCGTTAGTTCAGTCGGTTAGAATGCATGCCTGTCACGCATGAGGCCACGGGTTCAAATCCCGTACGCACCGCTTTTATTTATGAGAAATTTGTAAAGTTATGCACAAATATAAACCTGAAACGAAAGAAGAACTCAATAATCTCATTGAAAATGGACTTGAATGTCAATGCGAGGATGCATACCTTACTTTTATTGACACTTCTGACCTTGATGATGTTTCTGGTTTGTTTTTTTATAGAATAATTAATAATCAAGTTGTTATGGCATCAAATAATGTAGAAATTTTAAAGCAAAACTTAGAAAAATGGGTTGATGTTAAGAATGCTAAATATACTTCCTTAAAAAAGGAAATTATTGAAATTATCAATTCTTTTAAAGAATTTTTTGATAATGAATTATTTGTAATGCTTAAAGCTTTATCTAATCAATATAACATTAGTGAGAATTTTGGGCCAATAAGCGTGTATTATAATGAAAGTAAACTTTTTAAAGAAAAATTATGCTTTATTGAAATAAGTTCTAAACCTTATATACAATTTTTTTCTAAAAAGGTTGAATTTAGTTATGTTGCATTTAAGTGTGTTAGCTCTGATTTTTCTATCTATTTGTCAAATCCTGAAACACCATATATGCATCCAATATTTAAACTATCTTCAAAAGATATAGATAAAGAAAATAGTTTTTTAGAAGGTAAAACATTGCAACAACTTGAAGAAATTTATGAACAGTTATCTGATATATTAGAGTCAATTAAAAATCAAAAACTAATTGATGATATGGTGACAAAATGTAATTCTGAAATTGAAAAACTTTTAACTAAGTATTAATAGTGTTTTCCGCAAGTGAGTGGAAGATATGTATAGCCCAAGTTTTTTCTTGGGCTTTTTTTTGTTAAATTCATCTTTTGATTTGGCTATTGCAAAAGTAATTAGTATAATAGTAGTGAATAATGAAGTGTAAAAAAAATAACACAAATGTATGAAACCAATGCTTAAATATAGAGGTGGAAAAACTAAGGAAATACCAAATATTATGTGTTATGTTCCTCAATTTTCTGGTAGATATGTTGAGCCTTTCGTTGGTGGTGGTGCACTATATTTCTATTTAGAGTCAAGAGAAGCTATCATCAATGACATCAACAAACAACTCATAAATTTCTATAAAGGTGTGCGAGATTATTTCCCAAGACTTAGGAAGGAATTGGATGAAATTGAAGCATTGTATGAAATCAACAGAAGAGATTATGAAGTGTTAAAGGCAAAAATTCCTGACGAAAGAGTAGAAGATAAGAACGAAGTACTATACTATTTTTTGCGTGATATGTTTAATAACAAAGTTAGCAAAAAATATAGTGACGCTCTTCTCTATTACTTCATTAACAAAACTGCATACTCTGGTATGATTAGATATAATGCAAGTGGTGATTTTAATGTACCGTATGGCCGCTATAAGCATTTAAGTACTAAACAAGTTTCTTTATCTCATTGTGAATTATTGAAACGAACAGAAATTCTGAATGCTGATTATAGTGAGATTTTTAATATGTGCAAAGATGACGACTTCGTTTTTTTAGATCCTCCGTATGATCGTGCTTTTTCTAATTATGGTAATGTACGGTATAAAAATGGTTTTAATGAAGACAGCCATAGACGGTTAGCAGAAGATTTCAAGAATCTCCCTTGCAAGGCATTAATGGTTATAGGCAAAACACCTCTTACGGAAGAACTTTATGGGCAATTCATTGTTGATGAATATGAAAAGAGATATGCTGTAAACATGAAGAATAGGGTTAATTCGGAAACTAAACATCTTGTAATAGCAAATTATAAAAATTGATATTTTTATGGATAAAGAATTATGGTGTGAATGGAAGAGAAATAGTTATGATACCAAACAAGTAATCTATAAACAAAAAGATTGCGTTCATGAAATTGAATTGTTAGATTTATATTTTAACGAGAAGATTCTTTCTTTTAACTTCAATGATGATGAAGTTGAATTAAAGATTGAGCGTAAATTTACTTTAGAAGAAGATAATCACATTTGCATTAGAACCATAAAAGAGAATGTGGTTTTGAAGCGTGAAGATATTTTACGAGTGATATATCGTTGATGTTGAATTTTAATATAATTTATAAACAATAAAAATATTATGGTGAAGATTGAAGATGTTAAATTAATCAAGGTACGAGTTGGCGTTCGTTATTGGGAAGATTCCGAATACAATGGTGTTGAAGATGTGTCATTATTTGATGCAACAGAACCCATTGTACCAAACATGCCTTTTGCAGTCCATTCGGGTAGAAGTAGTTGGAAAGACTATGAATGGATAATTAAGATTAATCCATTAAATGGTAAAATCGTAGGTTGGAAGGAAGGCGACACTGCAAACATTCATTATAAATCATGTGACGACAATACTGTTTATCTATTAGGCGATAATGATGCCGTTTTAGCTGAATATAACTGTTATGTCCCGTCATTTTTGTCTCCCGATGGTGACGGTGACTATGTAATTTTTGAAATTGAATCTGATGGGACGATCAAAGGTTTTTCTTTCACCGAAGATGATATTGAAAAGTTAGAAAAAAATGCATTACCTTGAATGAACAAGTTGTAATTTAAAATTATATACGATGAAATACTGTATTGTCCCTGATGTTCATGGAAGAACATTTTGGAAGAAAGCACAAGAAAACATTGATAAGTATGATAAGATAATTTTCTTAGGTGATTATCTTGATCCTTATGTGGATTATGATGGTGTTACTAAAAAACAGGCCTTTGATAATTTCAAAGAAGTACTTAAATTTGCAAAAGATAATAGAGATAAAGTCACTCTTATTCTTGGTAATCATGATTTGCATTATTTTCCTAATGTTAGTGAAGATTATGGGTGTAGACGTGACAATAAAAGATATAAGGTTATTCAATCATTGTTTTTGAAAAACATTGATTTGTTTTCATTTTGTACTGTTATTAACACAAAAGTTTTAGGTAAAGTTTTACTATCACACGCAGGAATTAATCTTGGTTGGTATTTACGCAACTTAAAAATTGCAAATAAAGATAATTGGGAAGAGATTCTTAATGGTATTGTTGGAAATGTGCAAGATATTAACAAATATATATGGAACATTAGTGTGATGCGTGGTGGGTACGATTCATTTGGTGGTATCGTTTGGTCTGACCTTTATGAACATGATACAGATTCAACATCCGTTGTAAATCAGAAACTTGGTGTGGATTATCAGATATTTGCCCATACTTATTCTATTCCTTCTCCTGATGAGATATATGTGTGTGATTCATATTCAATGATTGACAATAAGAAATTGTATGAAATTGAATGAAATAATGTCAAAACCGAAATTGTTTATTATAACAATCCTCGGTTTTTTTTGGTTTTTGGTTTATGTTATAGTATAATGAATGTGGTTTTAAAAAATTAGATATGAGATTAAACGTTGATAAAAAAGATCTTGATGAGAAAAATAGTCTCGTCAACGATGCAATTACGCAGTTGAAAAAGGAGTTTGTTGGTATTGACGAACAGATTGACTCTATTATGAGCAATGTTCGTGTGTGGTTCTTGTACCCTCAATTACAATCAAGCCCTTGTGTTGTTAATATTTTTGGTATGACAGGTTGTGGTAAGACCTCTCTTATCCGTCGTATTTCTCAGTTGCTTAACATTGAAAAGAACCTTGTTTATTTTAATTTTTGCGCGATCAATGAACAGAGTTCTTGGGAAGTTGAGCAAGATATTGAGGAGCAATTGGATAATGATTGTAGTAATCGTATGTTCGTCTACGATGAATTTCAGTATGCTGCAACTATTGATGGTAATGGTGGGGAGAAAGACAATAAAAATGGTTTGAAACCATTTTGGGAATTGCTTGACACAGGCATCCTACATAAGCGTACTTCATTTTGGGAAAATAGAAGTGTGTTTAGGGTTCTTACATATATGATGAAGATTAATTCTCTTTGTCCAATGGAGATTAAAAATGGTGTGTGGGAAAATAGTGAAGAATGTATGGCCAAATTTAATAAATATGACCGTAAACAATTTTTAGATGTGTTTAATGTTACACAAAGTTATGGAGAAAATGATGAGGATGTAGAATATGACTCTGAAGGTTCTTTGCATAAGATTAGACATTCTAAGAGTGATGTGGAGGAAGAGCCTGACTTTTTCTTACAATCACATATTTTGAATAGATTTACAGAACTTTATCGTAAAGTGTATAATGTTGTGTGTGATACTTCTGATGTGTATTGTAAGCTACAAGGGATGGGCATAATGGAGATTTGTGATTTGTTTAGTGATGTATATCAAAAGTCTCTAATTGGTTATGACCTCAATTTTAAGAACTCAATTATTTTCGTCATTGCTAATCTTGATGAAGCTTATGATGTTGCATTCAATGTAAATCCTGACATGTCGCCTGACCAATTCTATAGTATTACCAAGAAAATTAATATTGTAGATATTAAGAAGGCACTTCAGATGCGTTTTCGTAATGAACAGATTGCACGTTTGGGTAATATTCATGTGATTTATCCATCATTTACATCAAAGTCATTTAAGAAGATTATTGAACTGAATTTAGAGTCATATAAGAAGACTGCAAAGGAATTGTGTGGCCTTGACCTTGAGTTTGATAAGAGTGTGTATAAGGTCATCTTTGATGAGGCAGTGTTCCCAACACAGGGTACAAGACCTATTTTCTCTACGATTCATGAGTTTATTAAAACTAAACTTCCTTATGTCATAACTAATATTTATGACAATAAAAAAGATAAAGAGGCTGTATCGATTAAATACTATTATAAAAAGAACAAGAACATCGTTAAGGTAATTAACAGTAATGGTGACGTTATTGACACATATAAGTTTACTGATAAACTAAGACTTGATAAACTTCGTGAATCAACTAAGGATGAACAGCAAGCAAATACTGCCGTCCATGAAAGTGGCCACTTTGTTATATATTCATACCTTAATGGAAAAGTGCCTGCAAAACTTATTTCACGCAGTGCTGAAAAGCAAATTGAAGGCTTCATGATGCATGATGTTGAAGAGGAAGAAGGGGTTGTTGGTTCGAAAATTGATTATCTTAATGAAATTAAAGTAGCACTTGGTGGATATGTTGCCGAAGGTCTTGTATTTGGTGAAGATAAACGTAGTGCAGGGGCTTCTTCAGACTTAACACATGCAACTGCAATTGCTTCAAAAATGGTTAGAAAATGGGGGTTAGATGGAATCCCATATGTATCAACATATATGTCAAGCTTTGAATTTGGTGACTCATTAGTTAATGAAGATAATCAAGATTATATTAATGACAAGATTAAAGTAATCATTGATAATTGCCTTAAAGAAACTGAAAGAATTATGAAACTTCCTAATGTATATGAGATGTTGAAAAAGTCTTCTAAGTATCTTGCACGACATTCTCAGATGCCTAAGAAATTAATGATTGAGCTATTGAATGAGGCTCGTGCGAACGGTGAAATTTGTGACAATAATGACACATATTATCGCGATATTGTCAATAATATGTGATAAACTGTCAAAATGGCAAAAATACCAAGCCAAAATGATAAAAGTTTTGGTTTGGTATCTTTTTTGTAGTATAATAGTTATGAATAAAATTTTAAATTAATGTATATGGAAATGTTTGAAAAAGTTTTTAATTTGGATGAAATTTCTTTTGATAAGCTTTTTGAAGAAATCATGAAGCTTTATGAGAAAAAGGAAAATGCTAAAGCAGAAAAGGAGAGTTACTTTAACTCTAAGGGTTTTAAATACCAAAATGGTAAACTTGTTGATGGTTTTGAAAAAGAGTGTGTAAATGGTAAATGTGTTAAAGATGAATCATTTAATAAGGAACATGAACCTTCGGATGAAATGAAGAGTTTTGCTGATATGCTCAACGGTGAGTTTTGTGCCGCAAAAAAGTCAGAAGATCCGGCTGACGAAATGGTTAAGAATATTCAAGCCAAAGAAAGTTTGTACCTTGATACAATTATTAAATATGAAAAACAGATAAAAGAAATGAAACATTGTATTGATAATCTTAATAATAAGATTAATAGTCTTCAAGGTGAGAATAATTCTCTTCGCAATGTAATTAATAACATTAAAAATTGTTTTTAAGATATGGGAAAGATAATGGGTTTGGATCTTGGGAGCTGCTTTTCATGCGTGGCTGTAATGGAAAATGGTAAACCTACTGTAATTGTAAATGAAGAAGGTGGACGTACAACTCCATCTGTGATTGGATTGAAGGATGGCGAACGTAAGGTTGGTACGACAGCAAAACGGCAACAAATTGTAAATCCAAAAGAGACAGTAGTTCTTATTAAACGTTTTATGGGTGCAACATTTGATGAATCATCTGAGGCCGTTAAACATGTACAATATGATATTGTTAATCGTGGTGGCTTCCCCAAGGCAAAAATTGAAGGAAGAGAATATTCTCCCGAAGAATTGTCATCAATGATTATTGCAAAAATGAAAAAGGTTGCAGAGGATTATGTTGGTGAAGAAATTAAAGAGGCTGTAATTACTGTTCCTGCTTATTTTAACGACTCTGCTCGTCAAGCAACAAAGACCGCAGGCGAACTCGCAGGACTTGAAGTTAAACGTGTAATTGCAGAACCTACTGCTGCGTTGCTTGCTTCAAATATTGATATGAAGAAAGGTGGTAAGTTTGCAGTTGTGGATTTCGGTGGTGCAACACTTGATGTTTCAGTAGCGGATGTTTCTGATTCTGTTGTAGAAATTCTCGCAACAAATGGTGATATTTATTGTGGTGGTTCAGATATTGATAAGGCAATCGCAGATTATCTTGTAGATTTGTTCAAGAAAGAAAACGGTGTTGATTTAACGAGTGATACAATGGCATATACTCGTGTTTATGAAGCCGCTGAGAAAGCTAAGTGTGAGTTGAGTAGTAGTGCTTCTGCTGAAATTAATTTGCCTTATATTTCAGTTAAAGATGGTCAACCAATTCATATGGTAAATACTTTAACTCGTGCAAAGTTTGAACAGATTGTACGTCCAATTGTTAATAAGGTTATTACTTGTGCTAAGAATGCAATCAAGGAGGCTGATTTGGAAGCTAAAGATTTAGATGGAATCCTTCTTGTTGGTGGTTCTTGTCGTATTCCTATGGTACAAGAAATGTTGAAAAATGAATTTGGTGTAAAACTTCTACATGGTGCAAATCTTGATGAAGCTGTAGCACTTGGTGCTGCTGTTCAGGGTTCTATTATCAATGGTGATTCTGATACAGATTTGCTTCTTCTTGATGTTACTCCTCTTTCACTCGGTATTGAGACTGTTGGTGGTGTAATGACACGACTTGTTGATGCAAATACTACAATCCCTTGTAAGAAAACTCAGACTTTTTCAACCGCTGTTGATAATCAGCCTGCTGTAACTATTCGTTGTTTACAAGGTGAACGGCCAATTGCTAATGATAATAAGGAAATTGGGGTGTTTAATCTTGATGGTATTGCTCCTGCAAAACGTGGTATTCCTCAAATTGAGGTATCTTTTGATATTGATGCAAACGGTATTTTAAAGGTGAGTGCAATTGATAAGGCCACAGGTAAAGAGCAACATATCACCATTGAAAATAAAGGTTCTTTAACGCAAGATGAAATTGAGCGAATTAAGGCTGATGCAGAAGCACATAAGGCCGAAGATGAGCAAAAGCGGGTAGAACTTGAGAAACTCAATAAGGCTTCAAGTCTACGTTATACGACAGAAACAACGATGGAGACATATAAAGATAAACCTGAATTAATGAGTGAAGATGATAAGAAATTCTTTACTGAAAAATTGGATGAATTAAAGAAGATGGAAGATAGTAAAGATTTTACAAATCTTGAATCCGTTGAGAAGGAATTGACATCTAAGTGGAATGCAATTGCAATGAAAGCTTATGGTGGAAATAATCCAATTGGCGAAAATCCGATAGATGACATGATGAAGTACGGTTTTAGTGCGGATTCTAATAACACAGCGGATACGGAACCGAATAATGATGGTTCTAAGAATGATTTCGAGGAAGTTTAAAATATTGAATATGGTGGTAAGTTGGAATGTAATTTGCCACCATTTATTTTTAAATGTTAAATTATATGGAAAAAAAAATACAAACAACTATCTTCATCGATAAAGAAGTTAAGACTATCCAACATGCAAGGCAATTAGCGAAAATGGCTGAATATGACCTAAATCAATTAAAGGGTGAACTTTTGTCACTTATTATGTCATCACCTAAGGACATTACACCTGATGGAGAAGAACCATTATTGTATCTTAAAAGGAATTTTAATAAAATATGGGAACATTTATGGCAAGCCTTTATTGATAAATATAAGTACACGATGATTGCCAATGATGCAGAGTTTGAACCAAATTCAAGTGTTCAGAAACAATGGAATGATGAAATATCTGAATTAGAACGTTTAAAAGAGGGAGAATTGAAACAAGAAAAGACTTTTAATGGTAATGAAGATTTATTAAAACGTGAGAACGATATACAATCTAATTTAAGTGTTAAAGATAGAGAAAATTTGCTTAAAGAAGTCGAAAGACAAAAAGAACAAGCATATAAATTTCGTTATAATTAAAAATAAAAATGGCAAATAAAGATTTATATAAGATTCTTGGCCTTGGTAAGGATGCGAATGACAAAGAAATAAAGAAAGCATATCGAAAGGCTGCAATGAAATGGCATCCTGATAAGTGGGGTGATAAGTCAGAAACTGAACAGAAGAATGCTGAAGAGAAGTTTAAAGAAGTGACAGAGGCTTATGAAATTCTTTCTGATAAGGAAAAGAGAAGCCAATATGACTTATTTGGAACAACAGACTTTGGTGGAAGTAATGCATCAAACATGAATCCTGATGATATATTTGCTCAATTTATGAGTGGTTCAGGGTTTGGCGGCTTTGGAGGATTCCATCAACCACGAGAAAGAGTTTATTGTGGCACTGATAAAAAAATTAGGATTGGGGTAACTCTTGAAGATGTATTCTTTGAACGTTTGAAAACGGTTTCTTATGACGTTGAACGACCTTGTGAAGAATGTAAAGGTGTTGGTAGTTTAAGTGGAGCTGATACTTCTTGCCCATATTGTCATGGTACAGGTTTTATCACTCAAACGCATCATATTAGTGGTGGTATTGTTCAGAACACACAATCTTGCCCACATTGTCAAGGTACTGGACGATTTGTAAAAGATCCTTGTCATAAATGTAATGGTTCAGGTGTCGTTTCTAAGAAAGTTGAGAAGAGTTTCAAAGTACCAAAAATTGACCGTTTGCAATATACTTATCAAATGGTAGGAGAAGGTAATTCTTGCCACAATAATAGGGGGAATAATGGCGATTTGTACTTTACATTTGCATTGAAGGAAGACCCTAATAGTAAATTCCGTATTGATGAAACAAATCCATCTAATATTATTACAGGGATTAAAGTTTCAGTCATTGATTGTCTGACAGGATGCACAGCAGATATTAAGACAATTGATGGTAAAACTATAAAACTTACTATACCACAGGGGACAAAAGATGGCTATGAATTTACATTTAATAATTACGGTCTTCATTTAAGTAATGGTATGGTTGGAAAGTTAATTGTAAGAGTTGAAATGGAAATGTGTAAGTTGACGGAAAAACAGATTGAAAAAATAAGGAAAATTGTAGAAGAGAAGTAATATGAAAATAAGTTGTGGTATCATTCCATTCAGGAAAAATAAGGATGATGAGCTTGAATTCTTTTTGGGTCATCCTGGTGGAAATTATAAAAATTGTAGAAATTTATGGATGTTCCTTAAAGGGGCTACTGAGCATGATGAAACTTGGGAGGAAACAGCTTTGAGGGAATTTAAGGAGGAAACAGGCCTTACAATGGATGAGTGTGATAGTGGAATGCTTATTCCGTTGGGTAGTGTTCAACAAAATCCACATAAAGTAACAGTTGCATTTGGCTTGCATTATCCAAACATTGATCCTGATGTGTGCGTTTCAAATATAGCAGATGATGGTGTAACCCCTGAAATTGATAAGTATAAATGGATGACTTATGATGAAGTCTGCAAATACACACATCACACACATCTATGGTTTTATGACCAATTAATTGATATGGAAAAATATTGTAGCATCAAATGATAAAAATTATTAAAGATAAAGATCCGATTTGGGATGTTGATGATTTTGAGGTAATATTATTAGGAACATCGACATATAATTTATTAAGTGGTGGGTTTCAATCAAAATTAAAATATAAATTACCCTTGATTGAAGAATACAACGATAAAACAAAATATGCCGATAAATCAAAAATTGGAACAAGGCTTACCGTACCATGTGAACCAATAGTTTCTTTGATGTATATATGTAATTACCCACGTCCAAATGAAGAAAGTGTAGATTATGAAGCACTTAAAAGATGCCTACTTACAGCAAATGCTGAGTTTAAAGGGAAAAAGGCTCTTACTACAATTGTTGGGTCTTCAATATTTGATGGGTGTGGTGATAAAGATAAATGTTTAAGTATTATAGAAGAATGTACTAATGATTTAGATTTAACAGTTTATGATTATGAACAAAAAAAGAGACAAGAAGAAATAAAGGAACAAAGAAAGTATTTAAGGTCTCTTCAATATACTGATGTAAAAAAGTATGAGTTGTTGAAGGGTATGTTTGATTCATATTTAAAAAAATTATATTTAAATGGCTAAAAAAAATCAGAAAAGAGAAGATTTTTCTGCACGTGTGAATGATGAAATTAAATATGCTGAGGCACGTGTTATTTATGTCGAACGTAACAGTTCAGATGGTGCTAATGATTTTAATAAGATTATGAAGGTTTCTGATGCAAAAAAGTTTGCAGATTCTGTTAATCTTGACCTTATTGAAATTAATGCTACATCAAATCCGCCAATCCTTAAAATTGATGATTATAAGAGGTACGTGTGGGAAATGAAACAAACCTTAAAAAAGAAGACGGTTGTAGACACAAAGGAAATTCAATTGTCTGTAAACATTTCTAAACACGATATGGAGACAAAGGCTAAACATGCTTTGTCCTTCATTGAGAAGGGTAAGAAAGTAAGAATTGTACTTATTATGCGCGGAAGAGAACTTGGACGAAGAGACGAATCTTCTAAGTCATTTTATGAATTTTTGTCTTTGATGGGTGATAACATTGCATATGATTCAGCACCAAAGGATGAAGGTAATAAGTTGATTACAATCATTAGAAAGAAAAAGTAATTTTATGAAATTATCATACATCTAAACTTTATGCATTAGATGTGTGATAATTTTCTTTTTAAAAGCAAATTATTTTAAATTTGTGACTTGAAGTATTTTTTTAATGAAATAAAAGGCGTATGAATAAAAAATCTGAGGACATAAATATTTATGGGATTTATCTGAAAGATATTCGCAAATACGGTACTATTGATGATGCTAAAACCCGTGAATATTTAAAAACCTATCATAATGGTACTATTAAAGAGAAGAATCTTGCAAAGGAACGTATCGTAGGTGCTCATCAACGTTTTGTGTGTTCTATTGCTAATAAGTTTTCACAAAATGGTAATCTGATGGACCTTATTAGTGAAGGAAACATTGGGTTAATGTTAGCTATTGATAAATATGATGTTAATAGTGAGGTTAAATTCACAACTTATGCAACGTATTGGATACGTAAGACTATTATGGGCTATATTACAGTTGAAGAACCAATGGTTACTCCGAATAATGCAATTAAGTTGGCTACGTATCTTCCTAAATTTCGTCAAGAGTTTTGGTTTAAGAATCAACGTTATCCTACAGCTGAGGAAATACAAGAGGGTTTAAAGAAAAAACATAACCTAAATTTCGCAAATAAAGAAGACCTTATTGCTTTTGAATCGATGTCAATTGATGAAAAATATGGTGAGGACGAAAATGGACAAGAGTTTATGGAAAGTAATGCTTATACCTCTAAGACTGCAACATGTGATGCTGACGAACTTGTAAGAAAAGAAGACGCAAAAATAACGGTAAGAAAAATTCTATCTAAACTTAGTGACCGTGAGGCATATATTATTAAATGTGTATATGGTATTGATGGTGCTTCTAAATCAATGAATGATGTTGCAAATGAAGTTGGTATCAGTTATGAACGTGTGCGGCAAATTGCTGTAAATGGTGTTAAACGACTTGGTTCTACATATAAGAACCTAATCGATACGTTTTAATTATATTTTCATATTGAAAATTATAGCCTTTAAAACTATTTTTACTTATATAAAACTAAATAATGATTATGAAATTAAAAGTTACGTTAAATGAAGACCATATTAAGTTAATTAAACACTTGTGGTTTCAAGATTTTAATACAAAGGTGGGTATTGATAAGTACGACATTTTTGGTAATAGCCGTTTATTTGAAGATATGGCACGTATTCTTGGACTAATGGACCACATTAGAATGGAAACATTAGATGATTGGGATGGTGCTAAATTTGACCCAGAAGCAACAGATAAGATGCTTGAATTAGCGGAGTTCCTTGATGAAAACATTTTATCTATTGAGGAAATCCTTCATCAACATTGTGATGTCGGTTTAAAAGTTGGAACATACACCTGTCTTGACAATGTGCGAATATGGAAGTTTGAAGAATAAAAAAATGGCGGCACTTTTTAGTGTCGCCATTTCTAATTAAAAATCGTTTATAATAAATTTAAAATCCTTTGCTTTTGAAACCTTTTTACAATAAGGACAAGCAATAACTTTACCAGTGTCAACCAAATCAGTTTGTTCACTGTAGATTGGTTTATCAATTTTAGACCCAATTGGCTTGTAATATTCAATATCTACGCCTTGAAAAGCAATTGGCTCATTACAACTCGGGCAAATAGCGTAGAAATTTGCTCCTTCATACACTTCAACAACTTCCATTAATCTTCAGATGCTAATTTATGTAATATATCATTTTGTATTTGAGTATCTGGTACCCACTCTCCACGAGCAATTTTTGAAATCTCTGAACGGCGAGCATCATCATTTCCACTAAGCCCACCAATCTTTCTTGCAAGACCTGATTTATTAATTGCAGGGTCATTTAATGCTTGACGAACTTGCGTAGCTTTAGATTTAGTTTCTTCGTTGATTTTCTTTGCAAGCATATCACGTACCATAGTTTCTACAAGTGCACGTGTTTTTTTATATCGTCTTTTTTCATTTATTGTACGAGTAAACTGCTCGTTAATCATTCTCTTTAATTTATTATCCATGTTAAACATTTATTTTATTATAAATAGTTGGTTTCTTTTCATTATTGTAGTATATTAAAGATAAAAAGATATATGAATTCACCTATTAGATATTTTGGGGGTAAAAACAGTATGGCAAGTAAAATTTTAAAATATTTTCCTAAAGAAGGATCTTATAACACATATATTGAACCATTCGGTGGTAGCTTTGGAGTTGCATTACATAACACAAACATTCCACCAATTGAAATCTATAATGATTTAGATAATAATGTGTACTCACTATTTAGAACGTTAGTGGATAATGAAATGTTTGAACAGTTCAGAAAACTATGTGATTGTATAATTTATAGCGAAAAGGTAAGAAAAACGTTTAAACAAGATTTGAAGGAAATTCCATTTAATGAAGATGACAAGTTAAGTATTGTTCATAGGGCATTTAAGTTCTTTTATGTGAATCGTACCTCACGCAACGGTATTGGTGGTTTTTCAATTAATACTTGTATTCAACGCAACATGTCCAAATCTTGCTCTGATATGCTTTCTACAATTGAAGGCCTACCTAAGTTGCATGATAGGCTATCCAAAGTTATTGTCACAAACCAAGATGGAATAAAATTAATTAATAAATATTCTCAAAGAGAAGATGTATTTATATATGCAGACCCGCCATATCATCAATCTACACGTACAGAAACGCGTTATAATATTGATATGAATGATGAAGAACAGGAAAGATTTATTGATGACTGCGTGAATGCTAAATGTAAGATTCTCATTAGTGGCTATGATTGTGATGCATATAAACGACTTGAAGAAAATGGTTTTTACAAAATAACATTTGTTGTTCATACAATGAGTGGTGACCACAAAACAAAGAAAGATAAAGTAGAATGTTTGTGGATGAATTATAAAACTGAATTAGAAGATGTAGATAATTAATCAAATTTTTTGCTTAAAATATTTGGAAAACTAACTATTATATAGTATAATATAGATGTTCAAAATAATTAATAAATAACATATATGAAGAAAATTATTATGATGCTTGCCCTTGTAATGGGCATCGCAGTTTCGGCAAATGCTCAGACTGCTCTTGTAGACAACGGTACTGCCAAGGACAATTGGTATGTAGGTGTTGGAGTTGGAACAAACGTTTGGAATGATGTCAATTCTTGGACGCTTTTCAATACGAAGAGTTCAAATGGTAACAACAGTTGGTGGCGTACACAACCTGTTCACGCTAACGTTACTGTTGGTAAAATGATTACACCTTATGTTGGTGCTGAGGTTGATTATTCAGGGGTGTTTAATCTTGAAAATAGCAAGACGTTCTTGGATGCACATAACCTCACAGGTAATGTTGTGTTTAATGTAAGCAACCTCCTTGCAGGTTATCAAGGTCATCGACGTTGTTTCGAGCTTGAATTGATTGGTGGTGCAGGATGGGTTCATGAATTTGATTCTGAATTTGCTAAGGGTAGTACAGGTGGTAACGCATTGAGTGTACGTGGTGCTCTTCGTGGTAATGTAAATGTTTCCAAGAATGTTGCAATCACTGTAACTCCTGAGTATCTGTGGCTTCCTAAGCAATTTACAATGCGTGGTGAATTTCAATGTGTAAATCTTTCTGTTGGCCTTAAGTATCGTATTCCAACTACACGAGGAAATTTCCAACTTAAACAATTGCGTAACCAAGCTGAAGTTGATGCACTTAATGCTACAATTGCATCTCTTCAGAATGCCAACGCTGAACTCACAAAAGCTAACGCTAATCTTGAAGAAACAATTAGACAACTGCTTGCTGAAGGTAATAAGGTGACTGTTAATACGCAAAGCATTGGTAGTTATTACTTTGATAAAGGTAAGTATAACGTAGATGTAAATAAGATGGCAGGCCTTGTTAAGGCTCTTAAAGACACAAATGGTTCTATCGTCCTTACCGGTACAACTTCACCTGAGGGTAGTGAATCATTCAATAAGACCCTTGCAGAAAAACGTGCAAATGCTATTAAGGATGCACTTGTTGCAAACGGTGTTGATGCAAGCCGTATTAAGGTTAAGAACGGTTATGATGCCCAACGTAGTGTTGTAATTCTTGTTGAATAAGATATTTGAAAAAATTATGGCAACTAAGATATTCTTGGTTGCCATTTTTATTTTGAGTTAAATGAAAATAAAAAATAGGTGCTATATAAACACCTATTTTTTTTTATATTACTTTATTACTAACGCATTGCCTTCAACATCTATATCAGGTATTTTTTGTGTAAGGCTATCAATCTGTTCTTGTTGCTTTTTATCAAGTTCTTCATTTTTTGAAACGCTTGATTTTATTTCATCAATTTTTGCATCTTGTTCTTTATCCGTATTACTTTTTTCTTCAGACGATTTTTTTTCAGTTTTATTATTACTCTTTAAAAGGCCTATATTATCAGAATCAAACCCCCAAATATTGATGTTATTTTCGTAAATATTACTCATATCGATTTATATTAATGGTTATTATTTTCTTTTTTAAGCTCTTCTTTAATCTCATTTAATAACTCGTCTTTAAGCACTTTTTTAAGCTCGTCTTTAAGATTTTCTATTATATCATCAAAATATTCATTTTCTAAATAATAGATCATTTCAGAAAATGGTGTACCAATTAAGTATTCCTTTCCGTCATTAAATGTTATAGTTTCAATGCGGTCTAAACCGTTAACTTCATTAAATTTACGTGTATGTGGATGTTTTAATAATTCATTTTCTTCACTACTCATATGTACTAAAATAATATATTATTAAACGTGTGAGACAATACCAAAAAGACTAAGTGTTGTTCCGTTAACTGAGTAAGAAACTTTTTCTTGTGGTTGGGTTGGTTGAAGGCCTTCTAAATTTGCTTTATTTTGATCAGCTGTTTGTTTAACTCCATTAATCAATTCTGTTAACTCGTTTTTTGCCATTTCAATCTTGTTAGTTAACTGTGATTCTTTGCCATCTACAAACGTTTTAACTCCATAGGCATCTACAAGACCGGTTGCGTTTTCTGAAGCATTTTCAACCTGTGCAACTTTAACACCAACAACTGCTTGTTCATTTTCCTGTCCTGGATTAGATAATTCAAACGTAAGATAGTTAACAGAATCTGATTTAACGGCAACATCATTTACATCAAGTAATTTTCCAAGATTAACTTTTACATTTTTATCACCTTCTTTTGTTTCAAATGTTAATGTAAGATTATTCGTCGTTTCATCATATTCTGAATTTTTTAACAAACCAAGATCACCAAAAAGCTGAGATACATCAACACTACTATCTTCAATAAGTTGATTATTTGCACCGGATAAACCAAGTTTCTTTTTATCTACATCATAGAAGACTTTTAAGTTAGTAGAAAGACCTCTTTCAGTAGCTTTAATTGTGTTTTCGTCATGCTTTAATTCTAAGGTATAAACAACATCTTCAGTATCATTAACATCAGTATGATCAGTTGTTAATGCCATAACATTTTCATTGCCAACCTTAACTCTAACTTGTGGCATTGAAATTTGATAAGAACTACCACCAATTTGTATTTGTTTTAAACTCATAAATAAAAAATTATTAAATTATTATTATATAATATATATCTGAATTTTAATTTTTTAATAGGATTATTATAATATTTTTTTTTTGTTCTTTTAACCTTATTTATCGTGAAATGTGCTTCACAACAATGATTAAATAAATATAGTTATCCTTAAATGCTCTCATCATTTTCTTATTGAAAATAAACTCTTAAATACTTATTTTTAATGTATAGAAATATAATTAATAATGAATGATAATAGTGCTAAAATAAGTAGTAAGTCTCTTATTAGAATTGCTACTGTTGAACAAATTGAAGATAATCTTGACACTGCGAGTTCAAACTCAATTTCAAGAAATAGCTTTGGACATAGAATTAAGGTTAGATTACACGAAGATGACCAACAGTTGAATGGAAATGACCTACCTTGGGCTTGGCCATTGTTACCAAAACATCTTCAAATAATCCCAAAAGTTGGTGAAGAAGTTTTGATTTTTCTACAAGAACTTGATGGGGCAATGGGTAATAGATTCTATATTGGGCCTATTATTTCCCAAGACTATTACTTAGACCATGGTGGGCAATATGAGGCCTTATCATTAATGAAAGGTTTAAGTACAAAGCCTCTATGCCACCCTGTAGGAAATCCTAAGAATGATGGTACTTACCCTGACCAAGATACAATTGCATTTCAAGGGCGTGGTGATTCTGCAATGTGGCTAAAAGATGAAGAACTTAGATTAATGTGCGGCCATAAGCCATTTTGGGAACGTCGTTCCATTGTTGAAAGAGCTGATCCTGGTAGCCTTGAATTTAATAAAGAAGACTTGTCTTATATACAAATGAAGTATGATAAGTTTAAGGGTGGTAAAGAATACGGTGGTTTTAATAGCGCAATTAGTGTTGTGGCTGATAGAATCAATTTAATTACCCACAATGGGGCAAATAAAGAAAGTTACCTAAACGTAACAGACCAAAAAGAATTAATAACGAAAGAAAGTGTTGAAAAATTCTCAGACAAAGGGCAACGAATGGTCTATGGGGATGAATTAATTGCTTTCTTAGAAAAATTTAGGCAAATCTTTGCTGACCATACACATCATTGGTCAAACGACAAACAAGTAATGTCTGCAAAAGATGTGGAGTTTTGGAGCAAGAATTTAGATGAATTATTATGTAAAACAATTAGAATTGCATGAATGTACCTGATAATTTAAACGGACACGTATATTATTTTGAACCAAATGATTTAGACTTTGGTACTGATCAAGATGGAAATAGTGTTCCTATGATTCCTCATTTGGAGGATTTATGTATATCTATGTCATTGACGGCTGAAATACGTTCACGTGACAAGTCAAAAAATACGCTTGTTGAAAAGACAATATCTTGGGTAAGTTATCCAAATCCTAAATTCGACCAAAGAACAGGTCATTCAGACCATATGGTTAATGGCGGTGATAATTTTAATGGTGAAAACTTTCTTACAACCTATTATACAGAGATAAGTGCCGACAAATATGTTGACCATGAATTAATTGAAGGACTTGGTGTGACTAATGTAAACATATCATTTGAATCTTGGTACACACCAACAATTACAATTGATTTTGTAGATGTTCATGGCACTTCATTATGGGGTCGTGAAGAAGCAATCCATGATAATGGTGATATTACTGCAGATAACTTATTGGGTGTGTTCTTTACAATGCCTTACCCACTATTTCGCTTACAAGTAAAAGGTTTCCTTGGGAAAGATGTTACATATCAACTTTCAGTAAGCAAATTTAATGGCCATTATAACTCTCAAACAGGTGATTTTGAAGCTACGGTACAGTTTATTGGTTATAGTTATTCTCTTTTAACTGATATACCCTTAAAGTGCCTATCTTATGTGTCTGAGTTATCATATGTTGGGCAAGCATATTGGGAAGAAAACGCAAAGAATAATCCAAAATGGCAACTTATAAAGGCTGATGGGGAAAAAATACCGCCAATTAAATTATATAAATTAATTGAAAATATAAAAAATGCAATTGGTACTGTTGATAGTCAAAGAGCTTTAGCTTGTGATAATACCGAAATCAACGTAACTTCTGCAACGCCTCAAGCAACAGATATTTCAAATGATAATCAGAATGTCACTTTGCAGCAAGGCCAAACGGTCAATGAGGCAATGATAAACTTAACCAGTACAAATAATCTTTCAACATTATATAATAATTTCATTAAAGAATTAGTTAAAACAATTGAAAATGATAACCAAGGTACGGTTATTTTTGGCAGTGAAAAAGATAAGAATGGTTCATACTCTGAACAAGCTTTATTAATTGTTAAATTAGACAATAAGAAACAGTTTGATATAGGGAGTAAAGCATGTCAAGCATACCATAGATTGAATGATGGTATTGATGAATTTAATAAAAATCATTCTGAAAAAATAAGAAATGGTGTTAAGAGTCTTGATGAGGATTTTCATAAACATGTTCCAAGAAGAAATGGGGGGATTTTAACAATTGAAATCAAAGAAGGCCCGATTTTTATAAAAGATCCAACTGATCAAACAATACAATTATCTGGGTATACAACTTATGATAATATGAAATTTGTAGGGAGACGAAAAATGTCCAAGGCAACGGCTAAGGCATTACAGGAACTTGTTTACGCTTATAATAACAATAAAGTAGGACCAACTAAAAACCCATTTCCAACCACAGGTCACGGTATATATGCTTATTTACTCCCATTAGGCACGACAAAATATCAAATAGAAAAATATATAAAAGCCACAACTGCGGCTGCTAGAAATGTTGAAACGACTGTTGAGAATAGGACGGCAGCACAAACTAATGGTTACGAAAAGGTTACAATAAGTGATAATTCATCTGAAACAGATAATTGGTTGGACGAAACAAGAAAAAAGAAGATTATAGACATTCTTGGCTTTGAACCAACTATTGGAAATTTTGTTAAACTAATGATGTGTCACCTTGAAACCTTTATTGAGGTAATGATGGTATGTAATGAACGCATCCAATCATATATTGACAATGGGGAGAGAACTTATGAGAACCTTGGTATTAAGAAAGATGGTACAGATTTAACGATAAGCCCAAAACCGTACCCTTGGCCTGCTTTATATAACCCTAATCACAAAACAAATGATGAAACAAAACCACCTGCACAAGAGGGGGGTAATTATGAAGTTTTGGGGTGGCCAAATGATTACAAAATTAAACAGGGATTACCTGATATGTGGGAAGAGAAAAAGGTTGTCTTATCAATTATTGAAGCTATTGAAAAATATAGTGAGGAGACACAAGCAATTGTTACTTCGTCTGTATTTAGATATGATGGTTTACCAATTACAGGTGGTGATCTATGGACACAAACATCACCGTTTAGAAACGTTGCACGTGAATGTGATTCAATCGAAAAAATTGCCCCTTATTTAGGGCTGCGTGCTGCAAATGTTATTGGCCTTGGTGATAATCAATGTTCAAATGAAGATGCTAGAATACTTGGTTATATGGATGCCTTAAATATGATTAGTTCTTACAGTAAGTATGATAAGTTAAAAGAGGCTTGCAAAGCTAAAGGCACTAACTCAGATTTTGTAAAACAAGTAATTGCATATTTAACTTGTGACAAAAATATTACACCCACTAATCAGACAGAAGACGGGAAAAAATATAATGCGTTTGAAACTGTTATAACAGGTTCAGGTAATCCATATAATGGCACTCGTCACCCAATATTCATAAAAAAAGGTAAAGATTATAAGTATAGTTACATTTATACAAAGAATTTAAATGGTGATGGCTATATCTCAATTGTCCCGACTGAGATTTTGAAATTTGATGGGTATGGTAATCCTTACAATAAATTATTTGAAAGCCAAATAACCAATAAAAATGGTGAAAAAGAGAAAAGCCATAATTTTTTATTGAAAATTAATTCAACTGTTAAAGGTGGTAATATAACGGGCACAACCCAAAATTTCCTTTATAGTTGCAAAACATTTAAAATTATTGATGATAGCCTTCAACAAAACTATACAAATGAACAATTATTTTATATAAATGATAATATTGATGCTTCAAATAAATTTATTCAACAAATTGAGGACTACAAGAATGGTAATGTAAAATTTATGAATTATGCAGTTAAGGGGGAAAAAGAAGATGAAAATCTGCGAAAATTTATGAAAAGGAAATACGATGTTTCAATAAAAAGTTATCGTAAAAATTACAATGATTGGACATTACTTATACCATCACTATCTGAGGTTGATGAAACTTACGCAAAGAAAAGCTTATGTAATTCAGATGAAAAAAAGAATGATGTTAAATATGATAATCTATGGTTTGATTTTAAAAGTAAATTTAATATAAATAAGATTCAAAAAAAATTAAAAGAACATATAAATACATTAAATAGTAATGGCCGTAATGATAAACTTTATATACGTGAACTTTTATTATTCGTAAATAACAGACTTCATTCTCTATTTGGGTCAAAGTTTTATTATCAACAAAATCTTGTAAAAGATACTGAAATAGATAATATTACGAAATATGAAGAAAAGAATATTATTAATAAATGTAAGGCATATTTGATATTGTCATCCTTTATGTGTTCCGTAAAAATTAATACACAAAGTGTTTTTAAAAGAGGCAATAGAAGTTTTGTTCAATTATTACCACCTTGCTATGTCCTATTTTTAGGAGCTTTATTATGGCGTAGAAAGTTTTGGGATACATTCAATAAAGAACCGTTATGCAAAAAAGATTATGAAGCATCGTTTCCTAACGAGAACACATCTTTTATAATAAACTCTGATAATATGTTACATATTAGTAGTACAGGTGATAATAGAAAGCGTAATAAAATTGCAGACTATTATATAGATTATGAATATATTGATATTGCGGTTAGGAATAAGTTAATTAATTTATTTGAGAATTTTGTTCTTAATGGAGACCTTAATACTATAATTAATAATTGTGAGTTAAATAGCGCAGAAATAGTATCAGAAGAGGAAAGATGGAGTAATTGGCGTGGCAAATGGACATCTACAAATTTTAAACCTGAAAGCCCAAGTCATTGGACAAACATTTTTAAGAATTATTTTGGACAATATTCTTCTATTTGTCTTGCAACTGATAAAAATGGATTACGCCTTTTATTCAATGAGGACAATAAAGCAATGGAAGTTTTAAAGGATATCTATGGTTTAAATGGTGGCTATATCGTTAGCCGAGCAACAACAACAAGAGTTGGTCAAGGTAATAATGAAATTTCTGTAACAGACCAACAATTAAGTGGATATCTAACAGGATTTGCACAAAGAATTAATGATATAGAAACTGAAGCTAAAAAGACTGAAGAAATCAAAGAAACAAAAGATGAACAACAAATAAAACGAGACATCTGCGTTTCACTGTATTATTCATTAAAACACCTTTGGGATACATGGCTTGTGACAGCAGATAGAAATGAATTTACAATTGAGAATTTCTTTAATAAGAATTTTGTGTTTATTGATTCTTTCTATATGAATATGTATAATGTTATTAAATTAAATGCTGAGGATATTTACGATGCTTATAGAATGCAAGATTCTAATCTATTAACATTTATAACAAACGTTACTTCTAAGGAAGGGTGTATGTTCTTTGCCTTACCTTCATTTCTTGACTCTAATGTTACGCCAAATGGAATTTCAACAGTAAATAGCTATCGAGCAAATGAAGTAATGGACTTTAGTTTGAAAAAGGAAAACATGAAAAAAATGTTTACACCAATTCAATATAATAGCATTGGTTCTCCACAGCTTCATAATACATTTGTGTTTATTTATACGCATTCACCTTCAAGTGTTGCGACTGAACAAACAGAATACAGATATGATAGTTATGATATGCGAAATGTTGATGAACGTCCTGACGCATTAAAAGTTGGAATTTTGCCACCAAAACAAGTTATTGGTGCTGATGATTACGATAATTTTCAACAAAAATTATTACCAAATAATACATCTAATAATATTAACAGATCACAAGAAGAAGAAGAATTAGTCAGTGCAAGATATGGTTATTTAATGCCTTGTTTCGGTGTTACGGTGAATAGAGGAAATAACTACATTTTCAAGAGTATTAATGTAAATATGGATTCACCAAAAATTACTAATGTGGCAGCACAAACTTTTGATGATATTCTAAATAAAACGGGTTCAGATGGTAGTAAACGTGTATTCTTCCATGGTCAAGACATATATTCAATCTATTCTCAATATTCTTACCAATGTGAAATTGAAATGATGGGATGTGCACAAATTCAACCATTGATGTATTTCCAATTACTTAATATTCCTATGTGGCGTGGAACTTATATGATTTATAAAGTAACACATAACCTAACAGCAGGAATGATGACAACCAAATTCACAGGTATGAAAATGTCAAGAAGACAAACACCTTATGCCGATGGATATCATGTTGTTGGTAAAAAATCTGCTAAAACAGGTAAAATTTCTGTAAATTATAGTTAATATTGAATGATGTTGACGATTATATGAAAAATTTATCCGATTCAATTTGGAAAAAACACGTTTCCTGAGTATTATTATATTGAACTTAAAAAATTATATGTATAACAAATTAAAATTTATTTAACATGCATTGTCCTTTTTGTGGAAATACACTATCGCCTTCGGCAAGAATTTGCTATAATTGTGGTCATGAATTCCATACACAGTTAGATTATAAAGATTTAGAAGGTACAGGTTGTCTTGGTGTTATTTTAGTTATATTAAGTTTTTTAATTGCGTTGCTTATTTGTTGGGGGATTTTTGGACCTACTTTTTTTTCACGTGTTTTTTAGTTGAAAAATCGTAGTTTAAACCTATATTCATAATATTTATAAAAATGAATATAGGTTTTTATTATGTCAAAAAAACAAAGATCCAAAAAGAAAAGGTCAAAAAAACAAAGACCAAAAAATCAAATATCAGAAGAACAAACACCAAAACTGCAATCATCTGAAGAACAATCATCAGAAGAAGAAACGTCAGAAAGACAACTACCCAAAAGGCGAGGTTCAAAAAGACAAATGCTTGAGTCTAAAGATGCGAAAATTGTCGAAATGACTAATGAAGAGATACGAGTACTTGGTGATGCTATTTATGAAATTGGCATTCAACTTGAAAAAGCTAATGAAGCTGAAAAGCAGAAATTAGAAACGATGAGAGCTGAGTTGAAAGTTCAAGAAATATTAAATAGAGCCAGACAAAATCATGCAATGTCTCGGCTAGAACGTAACTATGGAACTAATATGACCCCCAATGAAATTGCTCAACAAGTTAGTAGAAATGAAGCATCAAAAAATGATAATTCAAAATCTGACAAGATAGCAACTTCATTTAAAATGATTACACTATTAATTGAATCTATTACTAAGCTTGTCAAAATATCGTTTGAAAAAGACATTGAAAACATTTCAGCCAAAGCAGATTTGTTAATGGCTGATATTGATAAACTTGGTCAAACAGCAGTATCAGCAGCAAAATTACAAGCAAAAGCATATACTTCGGCAATAGACTCTTCTCTTTCAAATCTTATAGATGGTATAAATGAAGGTGCATATGCCTCTGCATCAAATTTAATTGATATAAGTACTCAATCTAAAATTTTTAATTTAGAACAGAGAAGACTTAACTTAGAAAATAAAAACACAAAAGATGTTCGTATTGCAAAAAACCAGGCAACTTTAAATAACTTAAATGCACAAAAAACACAAGCGTGGGTGAATGTTGGTGCTGAAGGTACTAAAACGATTGTAGGTGCATTTGGTGATACGGCTGGGAAAATTGCTGATGGGGTTGGATCAGTCGCAGAAGGGGGTGCGAGTGCATATGCTGCATGGGTAGAGATGGAAGGTAGAGTACAGACTCAAAAATTTGAAAATGAAAAGAACATAACAGAAGCAGAATTAAAATATAACCAAGAAGTTCAAGAAGAATGGATTCAAGCAGCAGCTAATGTTCAAAAAGCATTTTTAAAACTTGCACAACATGTAGAAGGGGCATTAACAAAAGCTGAGGCTGCTGCTAATGATATGGGTATTAATCTTGGTTTTTCAGGAAAACAATTAGATACGTTTAAACGTTCAATGTTTCAGACTCAAATTACCATTGCAAAATGGGGAAAAACCATGGAAGATGCGCAAAAGATACAAAATGAATATATTGAGACAACAGGACGTAATATTCAATTTACAACAGAAGATTTTGATTCATCCTTTGCATTTGATAAACTTGTTGGTCAAGATGGGCTTTCAAGCCAATTAACAGCAGGCATGGAATTATTTAATCATTCAGTGTCTGATAGTAATGAAATGTTCTTTGAAATGTACAAGAATGTTTCTAAAATAGGTCTAAATTCTAGAAAATATTTTAAAGATTTACAATCAAATCTTCGTTTAGCTGAAAAATACCAATTTAAAGGTGGTGTGAAATCTCTTATGGAGATGTCTAAATGGGCACAAAATGTAAGATTTAACATGGGGTCACTTGATAATATTCTTGATAAAGTACAAACAGGTGGCTTAGAGGGTATCATTGAACAGTCAGCTAAACTTCAAGTACTTGGAGGTAATTATGCAATGGGTGCTGATCCATTGGCGATGGCTTATGAGGCATTTAATGACCCATCTTCATTAGCTAAACGTTTGAATAAGATGCTTGTTGGTGAAGGTACATTTAATAGTAAGACAGGAGAGGTTGACTTTAGTGGATTTTCACAAATGAAAGTTAGAGCAATGGCTGAAGCAACGGGTCAAGACTATAAAGATCTTCTTAATCAAGCACGTCAAATGATTAAAGGAAACATAGTAAATAAAGAACTTAATGGAAAGTATAAATGGTCAGATGAGGATAAAGCTCTTATAACGAATAAAGCACGTTTAGTCAATGGTGAATGGAAAGTAACAATGGATAACAATGTTGACCAATCTGTTTCAACTTTATCCCCACAAGACTTAGATCATTTAAAGCCCACAGATAATGAGGAAAAATTAGTTAACTATGTTGCTAATATAAGAGACATGATGACAAGACTGACTGGGACACAGCAAGAGAATATAGCAAAATTACAAAATGATGGGTTTGAACAATGGATGCAAGAAGAACAAACACGTATTCAAAATGTTGCAACTGAATTTAATGATAATTATCAAAAGTATCTTGATATCTTTAGTTTAAATATGAAACTTGCAACTGATGCACAAAAAACAATGCTAAGTCTATTTGATCAAGGCAATTCAAATATTGATAGCGCTCAACAAGATATCTTGACTGAGGGGAAAAATATTTCAAGCACGTTATCTAAGGTAAACACTTTAATTTCTACTTCTTTTGCTGAAATGAAAAAACAAATTGCTAAAGTTATGGGTGAGATGGCAGCAATAAGAGGTGAGGCAGGCAAAAATAATGAATTTTTTAAGGATGGTTCTAAAGCAACAGATAAACAAATTGATTTAATTAATGGTTATCTTAAAGCAAATGGAATAAATGAAAAAGTTGATACTAAATTAGGTGAATGGGGTGATGGTTATTGGGAATTTGAAGACTCGGAACTCATAAAATTAAATGCATTTATAGAAAAACAACCTGAGTTAAAAAAGAAATTAATTGAATTGGGGAAAAAGGAAGCTGACCCTCTTGTTATTGGTAATGACCCAAAGAAACCACGAATTCTCCCATGGTATCTTAAAGGAGCAAAGGCTTATTCAGATCAGGCGTCAGCACCTGGTGCTATACAAGGTGTTACAGTAATGGCTTTACGTGACGGTATCGTTGATAAAAATGGCCAACCAAAAGCTATTAATGATGGCTATGTTACTCAAAATGGTTTAACAACTAAAATTGATAATAATGATCAAGTTTTAGCAGCAAAGAAGGATGGGCCAATTGATAAGATGCTTGATACTGTTAGTTCTATTAGTAGTCCTGTTTCACCTCGTCCAATGTCTTATAATTCACAAGTCATGGAATCACCACATCGTTCTCAATCACAGAGTGGTGGAAATGGTAAGTTAGAAGTTGCTCCAATACAGATTAACATCAATGGTAGTATTAAAGTAAATGGTACTGGTGGTTCAACAGATATTACTCGTGAATTAACAAACAATCCTGAATTTGTTAGATCAATTGCCCAAATTATTTCAATTGAAGTTGAGAAGAAAGTCCAAGGTGGACGTGTTGTTGACCCAATTAATAGAGGGCTTGTTTATTAGTTGGCACAATTAATAGACTATTAAAATAATGAATAATAACGATATTTAATAATGGGAAACTTATGTAGAAATATAACACTTAATTTGAGTGGTGATTCAGCCAATCCATTAAGTGGTGGTGGAAGTGGAACTGTATTATCTATTGGCAATCAAAAGTTAGATATGAGCGGAAATTGGGGTTGGAAAGGAGAAGGTGGAAGATATATATCAGATTATGATAGTTTTTTTAAAGCCACTGCTAAGAGGCTTGGATTGGATTGGAGGCTTGTTGCTGCACAAGCATTTGTAGAGTCAGGAATAAAACCTAATCCTCCTAATAACGGTAGAAGTAGTGCTTTAAGTATGTGGCAAATAATTGAAAAATATTGGCCAACAAATATTTGTCAGCCAACGACTAATCCACGGGAATCAACCTTAGCTTATGAATATATTATGAGAAAACATCTTGATGAATGCAAAAATGCTAAGACTGATAATGATAGAATCGCAATGGCCTTGCAGAAATATCACGATGGTAGCTCTACCACAGGTAATGAATGGGCAAAAAGAAAACCGGGTAAATATGGTTCTACCCAAGAAGCCATTCAATATGTTCCAAAGATAATTAGAAAATATAAAGAATATTGTAGATAAAAAAATGCCGCCTCATTATGAGGTGGCATTTTATGCTTTTAATCTAAATACGTGAAGGTTTGGGTAGTCTTTTTGTCCCTTCTTACACCAATTCGTTGAAACCCTAACATGGTTTTTCCCCTGCGGGTCACTATTACTACCCGTTTGTATTATTTTTGTGATTAAGCCATTTTCATCAACTTCAACACAAATCATATTATGTCCAGAACTATTTGGTCGTTTAACACACATAATATCGCCTGGTTGAGCTTTTTCTCCATTTGCATATTTAATTTCCACAAAACGAGGATCCTTTGAAAGTGCATCACAATACTCATTAGCTGTTTTAATGTCTTTCATAAGACCACAATCTTGTAATACATAAAATAAAAGATAGTTGCAACATGGTAAACCGTTATCCCCCGTTGCTCCTTTTGGCAACCATTTACCATTATATTTTAAGGCTGCTTGGAGTATTGTATTTCCATTTCCTGTATATTGGCCTGAAACATCACCATTCAATGTGACTGTTATATTTCTACATAAGCTTCCCATTTGTTTTAAAAATTCTTTATTATAAATATTATATTCATCTAAAGCAAAAAAAAGAGAGGATTACCTCTCTTTCTTTTAAGCTAAGTCTAAATAATCTCTATTCATGTCGAGTAAAGTGTATTTAATACCATCAATTATTTCAACCTTATGATAATGAAAGTGTCCATAATACCAATTTGTTAATGGATGGCTGTGTTCTTTTAGATAGTTAAGGATAAGGTCACAAACACACCTTTCATCATTTAGGTCCTTCTCTAAATCACCGTCCATTTGAACCCATTTAGAAATACTCTCTTTTGTCAACGGATAAGTAAATGAAGGGCCTGTATGTGTGCATACTGTATCAATCTTAACACCTAAGGCTTCTAATTGAGACAATTCACCCTCATCATAAATATTTCGTTCATCCTCCCAATATGTTTGTTTAATGTTTTGACGAGCAATATCTACAGTACAAGAATGATGACGCATATAATCATTTACCCTCATATCCATACCAATCTTACGCATGGTTCTATCAATTGAGATACCTCCACCGACGCATAAAATATTTCTTGAAGGAGATTGTATAACACTATAGTCAGGAACAAGATGAATGTACTCAAAGTTCTTGAAATGTTCACCATCAAAATATTTTGGGTCATCGTGGTTTCCCCTAAACATATATAAGTGTACGTTTCGTTTTTTAAGAGACTTAGAAATATGAGTAAATGTTTGATTATAGTATTTCTCTTTCTGAAACCCCATGCCAATATCACCACAAATAATGATACAGCAATTATCAATCTTATAGTGGTTTATTGACGTGTTGATTAAATCAAAATTTCCATGTATATCACCCGCAAAAAATATGTTATCAGATTCTGTTTTAAATATTTTCATTGCGTCATAGTAGTTAATCAATTACTTCAACCGTTACACGAATCTTCTTATTTACCATTTCATCAAAGATTGGGAATGTTAGAGCTTCGTTAGTTGAATCAATTGAAACCGTGATAACTTCTTCACCAATTTCCTTTGAAATGGGGTTAAAATGTACCAAACTCGTGCGTTTCATATTATGTTCCGATGAAACTTGCAACAAATCATTAGTGTTTCCTTCTACTTGAAAAATCATTTTTTTATTATCCATATTCTTATTTAATTAGTTATTGTATCAATATTATACTCCATAAGAAACGGTATAACAAATACAATTCGATTAAAACATGTTAAATCTTATATGTAGTGTCATTTTTTTGATCAACAAGCCAAAGTTCATAACATTCACTTTTACTTGGAAATTCAAAAGTGTCCCACATATGTTGAATTACTGATTCATCAATCTGACCATATCTGCGAGAAAAATTGTCTTTCAAAGATGGTGCTTCAACATAAACAAAGATTGGAACAACATTAAATTCTTTGATAGTGTTATAATATGCATCACGATATACTTTCTTTAATGATGTATTATCAATGATAAAAGATTTACCGACAGAAGCCATATTTTTCATCTTCTCTTCAAGCAACTTTGTCACCTTTTTTTCTTCTTGTTTTGTACCAACGTATTTTTCATGTTCATTACATAAACCAAGTTCAATACGTATAGTATCACGGCTAATAATAGGTAATGAAGATAAGTCAGAGCATTTAATCACTTCACTTAATTTCTCCGCATAAGTAGATTTTCCACTACCGGGGATTCCAATCATTACATACATTTTAGCACTGTGTTCATCAACATCATCCCACTTTTTATGCTTACCTTGATCAATAAATTCTTCTTTTGCCGTAACAATCTCATTAATGCAATTGGTTATAAATTCCTCATCATTTTCATCATTAATTGAGCCACGCATGTCACATTCTTTTAAAAGAAGCATATCGTCAAATGGCACTGTGCCATTCAACAACATTGAAAAATCGCTTTCTTGCCCCTTTTTATCCTTATTTAAGGTGTTGTGAAGCATCATGTGATAACGTATCATATAAGCCACCTTTTCACGCAAATCAAGGCATTCTTTAAAGAACATGCTGCGGAATAAACGTTCACCAACTTCTCCATGACGCTTGCAAGACCAATCTTCTTTCTCCTCATTCCAACAAGTTGTAGAAGGTTTTCCAATGTCATGTAACATAGCAGCACTCATCATAATAAGATACCATTCATCATCATGTTTGTCCTTAACTTGTGAAACCTTATTATACATTTCCTTAGTCACCAACTTCGTATGTACAAGTGGACTGCCTTCCTTGTGCCATCGCATTGAATGTTTGCAAGTTGACATTTCAGGAAAAGTTCGTTCAAAAACCTCCCAATCTGGTAGCATATCTTTAGTAAATAAATCAAGTAATTTCATAATATATTTTTCTGTTAATCTATTGACCGTACAATATAGAGTGAAAGAATATCATCGTCTTTCAGAGGTTTAATGAATCTATCATAAAAAGTCTTCACCCACTCTTTATCACTGATTGTGTGGTCAAGTTCTTTATAACCTTTATCATCAAGATAACCATAACACCAAAATGAACAAGAATGATTTACATAATCTTCTTTACTATCGAAATTATCAAAGTAATCTATTCTTTGACACATATTATCTTTAATAGTTTTTTCTTGCTCATTCTTAGGTTCTTCATCATTAACACATAAATCCCAAGCCTTTTCATATAAGGCAACATTCCACATATGCATTCTTTTCCAATCAATCTCAGACTTCTTGGCGGTATATGAAATAATTTCACCTTCCTCTTCACCTTCTTCGGGCAATAGAATAAATGGGTTAGCAAAATCATGTTCCTCTCCCGTTGCATCAAGACGTTTTTGTGGATTCATTGCATGTTGATAAAAAGCATTCGGATTTACAGTTGTTAGTGCATCTCCATTATTTGGGTCATATGTGCAATCTCTTGTAGCTTGTTCAAAGTATTCCGCCTCGTCCATATCTTTAATGTCAAGATAGATATTCTTATAAACTTCTCGCTGACGTTCAGTTAGAACAATCTTATCCGATGTTAGAATACTATCAATAAACTTTAAATGGGATTTTTGAACCTTCCCTGCATCAGAACGTTTAAGTTTAACATAAGGTTCAACCTTAGTGTCAAGGTCATATTTTTTAATAAGTTCATCTGCATTGTTACCAACAACCAATACAGTTCTAAAAGTTATTTTACTCATTGCAATAAAATCTATTTTTAATAGATTATACTCCATAACAATGATAAAACAAAAAAATACCGCCAAAATTGACGGAATTTATGTTATTATTATTATGCGTAATGTTTTCTATAAACTTCCATTGATAAACCTGTATCGAGCAAGACCATTTCAGGATAATCATCTCGATTGGTCATGCCCCAATTACAAATTCTACATGCATCACCAATTCCTGAGTCCCAATTGGCGTAATACTCGTGAAGATCATTGAATAAATTAGTTGCATCTTCATTTTCCTCATATTTATCAAAAAATTCACCGTATATGAAATTCTACGAAAATTTATGATTTAGGTACATTTCACTTCTTGCTTCAACCTATCACTACTTTTTAGGTTCATTACTGAACGGTCATCCATAGGAGGATAGTCCACAAGCGTTAATTCGGTACTACGGATACCTACTTAAATTTATTTAAGCTGCGCTTATACGCCTTCCCTCATGAAGGATATTAAGTGCTGCATTCTTATCTCTATCATGATTTGTACCACAATTAGGACATTGCCATTGACGGTCTTGTAACTTCAACTCCTTATGTATATATCCACATTGTGAACAAGTCTTTGAAGAAGGATAATATCGTTCAATGAGGAATACTTTCTTATCGTTTTGCAAGGCCTTATTTTGTAATGTTGTCTTAAACTTGAAGAACCCCACCTCTTGGATTGCCTTGGCAAGTTTATGATTTTTCAACATTCCACTTGTATTGAGGTCTTCCATGTAAATGGTATCATATTTACATAACAAATAATTAACCACAGAATGAATGTAGTTTTCCTTCTTGTTAGTAATTGTATTAAACACCTTAGCAATTCTATTACATTGCTTGTTGAAGTTACTTGAACCTTTACGCTTCTTCGATAATTGACGTTGAAGTTTTACAAGTTTCTTTTCATCCTTCTTGTAAAAATGTTTGTTCTCAAACACGTCTCCGTCAGACGTGATAACAAAATCCTTAACTCCAAGGTCAATTCCAACATCACGACTTGTCTTTCCAAACTTAATAAGCTCATTATCGTTCATTTCAAGAAGGATAGATAAGAAGAAATTTCCACTCTTGGTTTTCGATAAGGTTGCCCTCCTTATATTATCCTTATATTTCTGTAACCTACGGAAAAACAAATCTGAACAACGGAATTTAATATTCTTTAACTTTTTCGTAAGAGTTATCTTACGAGCTTCAAACGTGTTGGTTTTTGAAATTGCTTCATAAGGGAACAATGCGGATTGTTTATCTCTCTTACTCTTGAATTTTGGAAAACCTTTATGTTCTTTAAAGAACTTGTCGTAAGCGGTGAGCATTTGCCTAATGGATTGTTTCAACACTTTTGTATTCTGTTCCTTCAGCCAAACATATTGCTCATCTTTCAGTAATTCTCCGTGAAAGTATTTTGAAAGTTCCGTCAACCCAAGGTTTGTTTTATCGGCCTTATAAGCTTCTTGTTTCCGAGCAAGCATATGATTATAGACAAAACGATAGCAACCAAGCACCTTATTGAGTGCTTGCTCCTGCATTTTATTTGGATATAATCGTACTTTAATTGCTCGTAACATAATTGTCATTATTTAGTTTTTACATCTTTATTATACTTAAAATTAATCATAAAAACAAATATTATTTATTAATTTTTCTTAAATTTTTAATGAACTGTTAATAACCCCGTTTTATTCGCTTCACAAGGTACTTCATGTATTTGTAATTTAAACAGTAGTTTATCCTTAATAATACTACATATTATTGTTACTTATAAAATTTTCGGATAATGTCTTTCGATGCTCCTGTGTCAAGTAAGACCATTTCAGCGTATCCGTTTCTATTCGTTAACCCCCAATTACAAATTCTACCTGCATCGGCGATTGCGACATCCCAATTGGCGTAATAATCATGGAGTTCATTTAAGAAGTCAATCGCATCTTCATTTTCCTCATATTTATCAAAAAAATCGCCTTCATATTGACCACCACGTACTAAATCTTCTATGAAAGAAACAACATCATTCCAATCAATACCATAGCATTGTTTAAAGTCTTGTTGTTTAGCAGGCAGCACATACTCTGAAACAAGCCATTCATAATTTTCAGTATCTGAACGATTTTCATCAACTTTTACAGCCAATGTAGTTGCATATAAATCAGATGCAATACGATACTCTTCTTCGTTTTGTGCTATACCTTTATTATTTCGAGCAAGTTTCAAGACCCAATGGTCATCAATTTGGAAAACGATACGAGATGAACCACCACCAATTTGGCCGCCAAACATCTGTTTACAGTACTTGACTTTATTTGCAAAACTTTGGCCTTTTAAATTCTCAAATGAGAAACCATCCATCATTGCTTCATATAAGGTTTTTTTGCGTTTATTTATCTTATTTTGATTGTAATAATTAGCATTAATGCTTTCATTAAGTACTTTACGTACGATTCCCTTGATTGTATCTTTTAATGTTCCTTTTCTAACAGTCATTTTATAATACGATTTTCTTTTAATTATAAGTATTATATAATATTTATGTATGTTATAAAACTTAAAAAAAATGGATAAATTTATTAACTTTCTTTCCTTTTTAAAAGGTAATTTAAAAGGAAAAAACACTACAACATTCCTTATTGTTGTTGTAACATTAATGCTTTATAAGATATTAGGCATATTTGGTCTATTGTTAGGCTTTTTATTTATGTTTGGCTCTGATGTTTGCGGAACAACTAATGTTAAAGCAATTTACAATTACTTTAAAGAAAAATTAACAATATTTAAATTTAAGTAAAAATAAAGCACCTCAATCAGAGGTGCTTTTATCATTTATTAGTATTTACGAAATCAAAATCACTTATTTTGTTTTTGAATAAACTTATCAAAATGATTTTTGATATACGTTGCTTTAACGTCCATAATTGCCTCAACAGTTTCTTTATTAAACTCTCCGTTGAAGTCACTTGTCAAACGACAGAAAGGAGACAAACGTGAACGCTTACGAGCAATCTTTACACCAATCTGTTCATTATATTCATCATCAGGATTATAAATGGAATAACCAATTCTTAGTTCACGATAACGGAAACTAATGTCGTTAAACCAATCTTTATGATTATAAACCTTAGAGTACAAGGTAATCTTGTAACCATCTACTACATCATATACCTTTGTGTACACACGAGCCTCTTCCTCTTCCTTTCGCACAGGTTCGAGTTCTTTCTTTGAAAAAGCCTTCCAATTACTAAAACCATTACCAACCTTAACGAGATACTCAATGTTAACGCGTTTACTACCTTCTACAGGCAGAATCTCACGACCTTTAACAATTCCAATTTCACCCGTGGCGATTACACGCACACGTTCATTAACTTTAAACTTTTTTGCCATAATCAATATAATTTTGTTTACATTAAAATTATACTTCATTTTCTTGTAAAAAACAAAGTTTTAAGTAGTTAAATTATGTTATAATAATTCACCATAAAGATTTTTATAAGCCCAACCTCGAGCCATCCATCCTGAACGTCCAACACTTTCTGTTAGCCAATTACAAAATTCTTCGCTATATTCAGCATTATTTTTTTTACAATTTTCCATTATTCCTCGTTGAATGGATTCGAAAATGCTAAAAGGTATGACATACTTAAAATTTCTTCCAATAACACTATAATTGTCATTAGCGTCTATCTCAATATATGAAGCCTCTTCGTCTTTTTTAATATATGGATTTGTTTCTTTGTTGAATGGTTTACTTGCATCTTGTTTTTCCCAATATTCATGAATAACAGTTCCATCATCTTGTTTTCTTCCATAAATGAATGATGTTTGCTCAAACATAGCAGAATAATACATTAATACATTTAAAGGAATATTAAATATGAAATACGAATATTCGTTATTTCCGCCAAAACGACCTTTTTGACGAACAAATGGGTAATGTGCACTTTTGATTTCTTGTGCAAGAGTTTTCATTCCTTTTTTATTAAGGGCTGCAGATTGTTGTGTTGAATCAGGATTTTCAGCCGATACAATTCCATAACATCGAATGCCATTAATACCACCACTACCATCACGAATAAACTTTTCTGCGTTCCGATTGTTTCTTTTCTTGGCGTTAATACTATCTTCACGAAGTAATTCTTCGTGAATCATTTTTTTTAACTCACTTTTCTTTACAATAATTTTTGCCATAATTCTTTTATTTGTTTACACAATGATTATACTACTACAAACAGTAAAATCCAAAAATAAAATACAAATAATTTGTTAACAATTTTGGTTTTGCAATAGTAATATAGTATATTATAAATAAAACCGTTATTATAATTTTATTATATTATTATGACAAATAAAGAATATAAAGAAATCTGTGATTATCTTAGAACATTGACAGTAGGTTCTAAGTGGGAAAATCACATTTATGCTGTGGGTGGGGCTGTACGTGACTCGGTAATGGGAAATCCAATTAAAGACATTGATATTGTTTTGGATTTACCCAATGGTGGTATTGAGTTCAGTCAATGGCTATATGAAAACAACTATCTTATCCGTAAGCCTATTACCTACCCAACTTACGGAACTTCAATGTTTGTTTTAACTGAGTTCCCTTCTTGTGAGATTGAAGCAGTACATACTCGTAAGGAACAATATAAAGATAAGGGTTCAAGAAATCCTAAGCAAGAATACGGAACCATTGAAGAAGATGCGTTCAGAAGAGATTTGACTATTAATGCTTTATATTATAATATCACTGAGAGAAAGGTGTGTGACCCTACCAATAGTGGTATTAATGATATTAATGAGCAAATTATTCGCGTTACTAATCCTAACACTGATATTGTCTTCATTGAAGACCCTTTAAGGATTCTTAGAGCCATTCGTTTTTTCACTCGTTATGATGGTTTTAGCATTTGTGAGAAGACTTTTTCTTCAATGAAAAATAATGTAGACCGTTTAAATATTATTTCAAAGGAACGAATTGCGGATGAACTTAACAAGATGTTATTATCTGACAACCCATCTAAAGCTATCAGAATGATTTGTGAAATTGGTGCAATGAAATATGTGATTCCTGAAGTTGATACACTAAAAACCATCAAACAAAATAAATACCATTTTGGTAATGGGTTTGAACATACAATGGCTGTGTTGGATAAATTGTCGAGTTGTGATAAACTTGTAGTTAGAATGGCAGGTTTGTTACATGACATTGGTAAGATAAATACTTTTTCAGAAGATGAGAACGGTAACGTACATTTTTATAAACATGAGTTGGAATCTGAACAATTATGTAGTATAATTCTTAAGAGACTTAGATACTCAAATGATTTCATTGATGAGGTTGCTTTTCTTTGTAAGAATCATATGAAAACTAAGAATTGGGGGGACGATAAGTCAAAGATTAAAGACAAAACTCTTAGAAAGTTACAATATGAATGTAAAACTTTTGAGAGATTTATGAATCTATTATCCTTGATTGATGCTGATAATAAATCTCATGCTGCAGAATATTGTTTGAATGACAATGTTAATAACATCATTGAAAATGTAAGAGAAATGATTGAGAATAATACAACTATGTTCAATTATAAATTGCCAATAAATGGAAATGATGTTATGGCAATAAAAGGTATTAAACCTGGACGAGAAGTTAAAAAAGTGTTAGATTATATTCTTAAACTATGTTTCAATAATCCACTGATAACAAAAGAAGAATGCATTAAGCATGTTAAAGGTTATAAAATTATTAAAAAATAAATAATATGAAAAATTTTAGTTATACGATTAAAGAGGGTGAGCACAAAGGTGAGACACTATGGTCAGGTCGTTATTGTGCTGTACTTGCGATGACTGTGGTTCAGCAAGTCATCAAAGATGAATTAAAGCACTTCTTGTTGGTTTCAAAACGTGGTAAAGGTACGCCTAATTATCAAGGTTGTTGGAACATTCAATGTGGTTTCTTGGAATGCGATGAAACGGGTGCTATGTGTGCAGCAAGAGAGACTTTTGAAGAGTGTGGGGTTACAGTAGATCCATCTGAATATCGTTTAATCTCAGTACTTACAGATCCATCTGTTGATAAGAATGTTACATTACGTTATCGTGCAATTCTTAATGATTTTCCCGAACATAATAAAGATTATAAAGGAAGTGGTGGCGAAGAAGATGAAGTTGAAAAAGTTAAATGGTTGGATTTAGATGATGAAAAGTTCATTAATGGAGTTGAATGGGCTTTTAACCATCGAAAAATTATTAAAAAACTTAAAAAACAAATAAAAAATTACAAATAATAATAAAAATTAATTAGCATGAGAAAAACTTTAATTATTGTTGATGCACAAATTGACTTCATTCGAGGTTCGCTTGCCGTTAAAGGTGCAGAAGAAGCGATACAGAATTTGGTTCAATACATTTTAAAGCACGGAAATGAATACCATACGATTATCATAACAAAAGATTGGCATATTAAGAATCATCCATCGTTTAAAGAATATGGTGGAATTTGGCCTGAGCATTGTGTTGAATATTCTTTTGGTGCTGAACTTCCTAATTCATTGGAAGATGCTATTCGATGGGCTGATTGTGTAACCACAACGATTAAAAAGGGAAACACAGAAGAAGCATATAGTGCATTTGAAGAAATTGATAATGGTGTAAAGAATCTTTTATCTAACAGTGATGAAATCCATGTTTGTGGTATCGCAGGTGATTATTGCGTGAAAGAGTCTATTAAAGATTTGCTTAAACATGGTTACAATAATATCTCAGTAATAAAAGAATGCATTGCATCAATTGATAAAAAAGAATTTGAGAAATTTTTAAACGAGAAAAATATTTTAGGGGTTAACGAAATTAAAAGAACGTAAAAATGGTAAAATCAATTTTAGATACAGATTTGTATAAGTTCTCCATGTCTTATGCGTACATGAAGAATTATCCCGAGGCAGAAGGTAAATTTGAATTTAATGACCGAGATAAGACGGAATATACTAAAGAGTTTGAAACAGAACTTAATATGGCCCTTATTAACTTATCTCAACTATCATTCCAAGATAATGAGTATGAGTGGTGTGTGGAACACATTCCTTATATTCCTTCGGTATATTGGTCTTGGCTAAAGACTTTTAGCTTTGATGTAAATAAGATTAAGGTTTATCTTGATAATGAAAACCATCTGCATATCGAGGTGGAAGATAAACTCTATAAGGCCACATTATATGAAGTGCCGATTCTTGCTACGGTTGCTGAACTACGTAACCGAATGCTTGGCAATAAGGCCCTTGATAGTGATGTTGATACTCGTTTGGCGAAAAAAATTAAATTGTCAAATCTTGAACATTTGAAATTTTCAGAGTTTGGTACTCGTCGTAGATTCTCATATAATGTACAAGATCATATTTGTAAACAATTAAAGAATGATTCTGTATATTGTGTTGGCACATCTAATGTCCATTTCGCAATGAAGTATGACATGTTACCTTTAGGAACGATGGCTCATGAGTTTATTATGTTCCATGGTAGTGTATTTGGTTTTAAGCAAGCCAATTACCTTATGATGGAGGCTTGGGTGAATACTTTCGATGGAGCGTTAGGTATTGCCCTTACAGACACATACACATCAGATGTATTCTTTAATAACTTCTCTAAGAAGCATGCGAAATTGTTTGATGGTGTGCGCCAAGATAGTGGTGATGAGTATGAATTTACAAATAAGGCGATTTCTCGTTATAAGGAACATGGCATTGATCCAATGACAAAGACAATCGTTTTTTCTAATGCTCTTGACTTTCCAAAGGCTGTTAAAATTAAGAACTTCTGTGAAGGGCGTATTAATACATCATTCGGAATTGGCACGAATCTTACTTGTGATATTGAAGGAGTAAAACCTGCAAATATTGTAATGAAACTTTCAAAATGCCGCATGAACCATAATCAAACTTGGGAAAATTGCTTAAAGATTTCAGATGATAAGGGTAAGGTCATGGGAGATGAGGATGAAAAGATGATTTTCAATCTTACATTTAAACAACACATAAAATGAATGATGTAAAAGAAGCACTACGAAGTGTATTTTTAACATTTAATCATCCAAAATATCATAAATATTGTGATGAATGGTGTAATGGTACATTAAATAATAAATCTTTCAATATTGAATATTTTTTAAAAGAATATCAATATTTGAAAAGTAATAAACTGTTAAAGCATTAAGAATGGAAGATAAAAAAGATTATAAATTGGTGTTTGACAATATTGTTGAGGATCTACGACAATATGTTATTAAGAACAATTTGAAATCAATGGTTCTTGGAATTAGTGGTGGTATTGATAGTACTGTTTGTGCTGCAATTTGCCATGAGGTTTCAAAAAAGACGGGCGTTCCTCTTATTGGGCGTAACTTAATAATTAAAAATAAAGAGGATGAAACTTCTACTGCACGGTTGGTAGGTAAAGCGTTCTGTAATAATTTTGAGGAATTTAAACTTGTTGGTTTATTTAATTATGTTTCAGATACTCTTCGCTTTTTTGAGCAAGATTGCTTTAAAGACAAGTGGACAAATCCTATTGCTGATGGAAATATTCAAGCACGTTTACGAATGATTTATCTTTATCATCTTGCAGGCATTACCAACGGCTTTGTAATTGATTCTGATAATAAAACTGAAAACCTACTTGGATTTTGGACAATTTGTGGTGATGTTGGTGATTATAAACCTATTGGAAATTTATGGAAGACAGAAGTATATGAATTGGCCAAGTATTTGGAAGAAAAATATAAATATAATTCCGACATGAAGGTTGTTGCTGTGACTAATTCAATTGGTCTAACTCCAACAGATGGACTTGGCATTTCAAGTTCAGACTTGGAACAGATTGGTGCAAATTCATATGAAGAAGTTGATGAAATTCTTCAAGGACTATTAGCTTCATTTGATGAACAACATTCAAATATTGAAACTGTTATTAAATCTTTTAAAGATAATTATAATGGAAGTATTGATAAAGATGTAGTTGATAAGGTTTGTGAGCGTTATCGTAAGAGTAACTTTAAACGCTTACCTAAGCCAATTGCAAAGATTAATTAATAGAAATACACTATTATGAATGATTTAAATATAAAAAAGGTTGGATATGTATTTGGGTCTTTCGACCCAATTCATATCGGACACATTTCAATCGCAATGCAAGCGTTAAATGATAATATCGTTGATAAGGTTATGTTTGTCCCTGCAAAGCAAAATCCGTGGAAGAAGGGCACTACAGACTTTAATATACGATGTGAAATGCTACGGGCAAGTTTGAGTAATCTTGACGATGTGGGATTCACCGATATTGAAAATCGTGTTGAATCACAGTTCACATTTGATGTTTTAGAAGCGATTGAAAAAGAATTGAATGATAACGAGAAAATGTGCCTTATTACAACGCAAGAAACATTTGATGAAATTCCAAAATTTTTTAAGGGAGATGAGATTCTTGAAAAGTATGAAATCCACGTTGTGAATATGTCAATTAACGTTCATTCTACTGATATTCGGAATATGATTCAAGATAATAAAAAGCCATTTCCATACATCACAAAGGAGGTTTATGAAATAATTAAAGAAAATGGCTTATATAGTATAAATTGCTAAATTAATAAATTTAATTTAAATTTATGAAAGAGAAAGAGTTAAAATATATGGGGAATACCATTAAATACCGAGAAGTGGTGATTCCAAATGAGAAGGATAATTATGGTAGAGATAAAGTTATAAAGTTTGCCAAGCAAAGTGATGCTGAACACGTTACTGATGAGGAAAGTGGTGTGATGCGTTGGACGGGCGGTGCATTTTTGGATATGCAAATTTCATCCTATATCAACGACGAGGATTATAATAAACTCTCTGATGAAGAATTAATTGAATTATCAAAAAAACTTAAACTATAAAATGTTATGTTTGTAATTATGAATTATTATAAGGAATTTCTGTCAGGTATTGATAATGATATTTGTCAGTTTACCACAAACTTTGCTAAGGCTATTGTGTTTAGTACTGAACAAGAAGCACAAGCAATGTTTGATGACTATGGAATTGAAGATACTAACCTGACTATTGAAAACCTTTAAAACTTTCGTTATTTGTCACTTTTTAAGCCGACTAACGGCTGTTTATTCATTAGGTGGTAATATCCTTATGCTTGATGAAATAACGCTTATTAAGGGAAATTAATGCGTAAAAAATAACACCCAATCTTGAAGTTTTAATAACTTTTTGATTGGGTGTTTTATCTGTTTTTAAAAAATATTAACAATTTGTAGATTACCTGTATTGTTGTCAGAAACATCATAATAATTATATGTGGATTTATTTGAAGATGCACTTAAGTATATATCAAATGCATTTTGTAAATCATTAAATTTACCAAGATTTAAATTATCAAATCCAATAAATTCACTTGTATTTGTTGGCAGGTCTTCTAAAATTTCAACTTGTGCAACATAATGGTCAATATCGTTTTTTAATACACTTAGTTTGCAACCATTTATCATTTTTGAACCAATTTTCATTTTTGTAAATTTAGGGATTATGGTTTTTACACCATATTCAGATTTTGGTAATGTGAATAATTTTATTTTAAAGTTTCTTACATCAAGTATGAAAGTGTCACCTTTATTAATATCTTTTGTCGTTAAATTAATAATGAAAGTATTTGCATTAGTTGTCATATGTTTATTAACATATGCATAAGAATTCTTTTTTATTATTAAATCATAATCAAATATTGCTGTTCTATCAGGTTCTGAATTATTTATTAAAATAATAGAATTATTTTCACGATCAAATTTAATTTCGAATATTTTTCTATAAAACACATCTACTTGTAAAGGTTCATGTGTCAAAAGATTTATTGAACCATTGGCTGTGTATTTTTCTTTTTCATTAGCAATGAATTTAACAGAATAATTAATTGTTTTATCTTGTGGGGTAGTGTCATACCATTTTGTTTTAAATCTAATAATGGCATTACTGTTTGTTTTCATAATTTCTTTAACCCTATTTAAATTAATTGTGAATAAAAAACTTTTTTTATCTTTTATATCATATTTAATTTTTGTTTCTACAAAAGATTCATCATAAGCCCAATCATATGTATGAAAAGGCTCTTGGTTTGGTAGGCCATGTAAAAAAGAATAATGTGTTTCTTTACTATCAGCCGATAAAACAATATCAAATGCCAAGTCATCAGTACTAAATCTTTTATTATTTTCTATTTCAATTTGAATTGTGTCAGCCATTACGACTTTACCAAATAGGTTAACAGGTATTAGTTGTAGCTCTTGATACGCAGTTAGGTCAGCCGTTATTGTTTTGAATTGCTTTGAGCGTGTTTTGGTAACACATCTATTTATATCATAGTCGGATGGCTTATCGCCCCCCCCCCCTAAGGTGAATAATTCTTTTTCGGTTGCTATTTTTCCTGATATAAATAATATTTTATTTCAATTATTTAATTTTTTCTTTGAATTTTTTCCATTCATCACTATTATTCTTTTTTCCCAATGGTTTTCCTTTTTCATCATAAAGTTCATTATCGTTCCACCCTATAATTCCAGGGCATGATTTACGTGAAGCATCATAATGTCGAATAACTTTATCTGATGGGAGATTTAGTTCTTTCATCAAGTGTTTAACCAACTTAACTGTATTATCAATAACTTTATTGGTAATTGTCCACCCTGAATGATTTGGTACTGATGCTGATGTTCCTTTCTTTAATGTTGAACACATTTCAATTGATACACTATTTGTATTCGTAATACCATAATTACCTTTTCCATCACCAACAGCCCAACATACATAGTTTTTTAGATTTGGGTTACATTGTACTATTGTTTCATCATCAACTACAAAGTCTGCGGATGCAGGGCGTGTACCTTTATTAAATAAATTTCTAACAGCCATTGCATTGCCTTTGGTAGAGGAACCACCTGCTGTGAAGTGGACAACAATATATTTAATATCCCTTGTTTTATTTGTTATATTCTTGCTGATTGGAGATAGTGTGATATTAATGTCAGAATTATTGGATATGTTTGTTGAGGTTGGTTTAGATTCATCTAACAAAATACCAAGTTCTCTAAGGGTTGTCGTACCAACTATACCATCTGCAGTAAGTCCTTTAGATTTCTGATATTCTTTAACCTTAGATTCGGTATTAAAACCAAAGTCTCCATCAGCAGTAATACCTAATGCCTTCTGTAAGACCTTTACGTGTTCGCCTTTATCACCTTTTTTTAATATTATAGCCATTGTTTATTCTTATATTTTATTTGATAATAAATAGTCTATAATTAAAAAATACCAAATCTTGAAGTCTGTTACAACTTTTTGATTTGGTATTTTTTGTTAGCTAAAAAGTCTAATAACTTTAAGCGTGTTATTAATGTCATAATATATGTAAGAAGAATTATTTGATAAATAGTTTTTTTTCATTTATATAGAAATTGCTTGATAAATGTCAGTAAAGTCCATAAATCAATATAGCAACTTGTAGTATTTTTTCACCTTGATGTGATGTTTATATATAGTAAAATGTTAAATAAAATTAATGGTTATGCATTAATAGAATATGCAGAACTGAAAACTTTCTAATTCCTATAAGGATGAATTTGGTCATATAAAAGTGAAAAGGGATGATGATAAAATTGGAAATAGAACCATTGTATAAACAATGGTATCTGTCAAATGACAGAAAAGAATCACTAAAAGAACAACAAGGAAAAAAGATAATTGCCATAAACAAGATTTTTATTTGTTCCATGAAATTATCTTCATTTTATATTTGGTTCTTACTACTTATGTTAGTATAATATGGTTGTACGGTTTACGGAGAAAAAAACAAAGAAAGAAATAATTGACTTTATTGAAAATTAATTAAAGATGTACTTAACTGAAAAACATATTATAAAACGAACACACCCATTCTACAATGAGTGTGATCGTTTGTGTTTTCTATCAAAAAACATCTATAACCAAGGACTGTACAATGTAAGACAACACTACTTTAACACAAAGAAATACCTAAATTACTATGGAAACTATAATCTGACGAAAACTCAGGAATGTTATGATTACCTTCCAAAGAAAGTGTTTACTCAAACGTTAAAGCACGTTGATATGGTATTCAAATCATTTTTTGCTTTACTTAAAAATAAAAATGTAAAGAACAAGTTACCAAAATACCTTGACAAGGTGAATGGTCGGTATGTAGCAACATTTCCAAGGCAAGCAATAGGTTTAAGGGAATTCAAGAAAACGGGCAAACTCCGTTTATCACAAACGGATATATACATATCAACAAAGCTAACGGATTTCAGTTCTTTGAAAGAAGTGAAAGTTATTCCAAGAACAAATTGCTACTTAATTGAAGTGGTTTACCAAGTGAAAGAAAAAACACATTGTGATAATGGAAAGTATGCTTCCATTGACCTTGGATTAAACAACTTGGCAACGGTCGCATTTAATGATGGTTCAAAGCCGCTCATTGTTAATGGAAGGCCACTTAAATCCATCAACCAATACTACAACAAGAAGAAGGCTCAATACCAATCAAGACTTAAAGGGAATAAACGAACAAGTAAACGTATATGTACATTAACTAATAAGCGTAATAACAAGGTAACTGATTACTTGCACAAGGCAAGCCGATTATTGGTGAATCAATTAGTTTCGCAAGGCATAACCACATTGGTTATTGGCAAGAACAAAAATATGAAACAAGACATCAACATTGGCAAAGTGAATAATCAAAATTTTGTTCAGCTTCCCATAATGCGTTTTGCCGATTTAATGAAATATAAATGTGAACTTGAAGGCATTAAGGTTTTGTTCAATGAGGAAAGTTACACATCGAAGTGTTCCTTTTTGGATAGTGAACCCATTTGCAAACATGATAAGTATATGGGTAGGCGTATAAAGAGGGGGTTGTTTATTTCAAGGAATGGAATTAAGATTAATGCTGATGTTAACGGTGCATATAATATAATGTTAAAAGCAATCCCAAATGCTTTTGCGGATGGGATAGAGGGTGTTGGAGTTCACCCAATGGTATTAACCATAAAGAAATAATATTCTATGTTATTTCATACTCTTGGTATGCTGTTAGGTTAGGATTTATAGTTTTGAATTGCTTTGAGCGTGCTTTGGTAACACATCTATTCACATCATAGTTGGAAGGTTTATCGATTTCTCTCCCCCCCCCCCCTAACAAGAACAATTCCCCCTCGGTGGCCATTTTTTCAATCATAATTATTAAAAATTCTTTATGTTAGTTTATATTATATGTGTTTAAAAATATTAACGTCAAGTGGTCTTGTTTTTATTTCATCAGAAACCTTATAATAACGATAATAAGATGGTAAATTATGTGATACCATTAATAAAGTGAATGCTCTATCAATAAAATTAAAATGCCCAAGACTTAAATCTGCTCCATTAAATAATACTTTATTTGTATCAATTGGCAGGTTCGTTAAAACTTCAACTTGTGCAACATAATGGTTTACATCATTTTTTACAACACTTAACTTGCACCCATTTTTTGTTGTTGTTTTCACTTTCGTCACTGTGAAGTTAGGTGTAATTGTTGTAGTTACTGACTCAGTATTTGTTAATTTTATCTTGAAGTTTTTTACTTCAAATGTAAATACATCCCCCTTATTGAAATCCTTTGTGTTTAAATATACCCAAAAACATTGTGAATCGGTTATCATATGTTTATCTACAACAACTTTTGAGTTCTTCTTCATTATAACATCGTATTCAAAAACCGCAGTTTTATCTGGTTCAGGTATATCAAGTAATGTGATTGAATCATTTTTACTATCATATATAACCTCTAACACTTTTCTATAAAACACATCAACGGGAAAATATTCTTGTGTTAAAAGATTTATTGAATAATTCCTATTGTATTTTTCTTTATTATCACTTAATAATTTTAATGAGAAAGTAATTTTTGCATCATATGGAATGTTATCAAGCCATTTTGCTTTTAACTGAATATTTGCTTTTTTGTTAGAACCAATTAATTTTTTAATTTTATTTAAATCAATGCTATATATAAGACTTTCTTTGTCATTTCCTTTATCTTCGGTTGTCATTTCAACAAAAGAAGTATTCAACGCCCAATCGTATGTGTGGAAGGTATCATTATAATGAAAATCATTGCCATCAACAGATAAAACAATATCAATATCAGGCACACTATCAAAAGCATATTTTTTATATTCGAATAAGAACTGAATTGTATCAACCTTTATTACGTCTAAAAACGTATTTAAAGGAACTAATTGTAAGTCTCTGTATGATGTTAGGTCAGGCAATGTTGTCTTGAAAAAAGTTGAGCGAGTTTTAGTTATACATCTATTCGCATCATAATGTGGCGGTTTTTTAATTTCCTCCTCCCCACCTAATATGAATAATTCTTTTTCAGTTATAATCTTATCTGACATGTCTATATTGTATTATTTGTTTCTTTATTTATATAAATAGTTTTCAAAAGATTTCTACTAAAAAATATAAATAACAAAAAAAACTAAATTATACCGTACAATTTTATTGCGAAATGAAGGATATTTCATAATGAATGGCCTTATACAAAAAATACCAAATATAAATGTTGAAGGTAATGTATTAGTGATAAAATGATAAAAATGAGATGTTGTTTAGCATCTCATTTTCATTTAAGTAAATTTATGTATATAAATATTAAATTATAACACTTATTATTTTTTTATTATTCAATAATATAAAAATATTTTCTTTATAGGAAATACTTAGATAGGGTTGCCCGGGTATAAATAAATATTAATGTGTGGTCCTAAAAAATCAAAACTAATACTTTGTACTTGATTAATATTATTAACATTAATATCAATTGTCATTTCAGAACCATTATTTGCAATATTATAAGTGCACGTTAAAATATCGGACGTTGGTTTATTAATATTACCAATATCTCTTATTTTAAGATATTCAAATAATGTCTGTTCATGCCCATCTGGATAAGTAACTATTTTTTCAAAACCATATGGATATAAAGTTATTTTAATATTATCATGTTGTGCTACGTTATAAATATAATAATCTCCATTATAAGTTGATGGTGAGACATCCAAACCATTTTTCATTATTTTAGGTACTATATTTTTTGATGTTACACTTTTTATTTTTGGAAAATTTATATTTAATATTGCAGCAAATGAACCATAACATCTAATTCTTTTTACTAAATCATAAAAAAAATAGTCCCCAACCTCATCAAGACTTTTTTTAATTATATTTGTCGAAAATTCATAACTAAAAGTTTTAGTAATTTTTTCGTTGATAAAAGTAAAACGTTCTTTTTCGACACGTTGAACATCATCAGCAATAATTGACTCAATTTTCATAGTAATGGTTTGATCAACATTATTTGTTCTGTACCAAAGTGTATATACATCAAAATCAAAATAATTAATTGTTAATTTATGGTTTTTTTTATATTCTTTTAATTTCTTTATATCAATGAGAAAATACTCTCCACCTGGGCTTGTGCTATCTCCTGACCATTGTATAAGTTTTTTTAATTCATTATTACTATTATCATATGATATTCCATATGAAAGTCCTGGTTTTGGTGCGCCAAAACCAATCCCAGGATATTCTTCATTAAAATTCTTTGGTTTTACAATACAATCTAAATCACCATCTTTTTTCCATTCAAAAGAAAATAACACATAATCAGCATTCCCTACATCTATAAATGTGGCAAGAGGAACGAGTTGATTATGTTTATAGCTATTTAATGCATCAAATGTTTTTTCAGTATATTTTGGGATTTTATCTTTCCTTAAACAAATGCCTGTAGAAATTTCTGAGGGTACATCATCAAATGGTTTTAGTATTTCATAAAACTCAGCCTCAGTTGCAATTTTTTTATCGAATTCTGCCATAATTTTAATAATTTGTTTCTATAATTATCTTCATTTTTATAATTTCACAATGTTTACTTTTGCGAAAGTGGACATAATATGTTTACTTATGAAATTTTCAACTTTTAAAATATTTAGATTGTAACTTATTTTGTTTTTAGAATGTTGAGTAGTATAATACTTATGAGATTTTGAATTTATGAACAAAAGTAATTTTTTAACATTATGGCAACATCAAAAGCAGTAATTAAAAATATAAACAAAAACCAACATCGTATCTTAGCTGATATTATGACGTTGTACACCCCACATGGTTATGATTGTGACCCAACATATAGCAAGGGGTGTTTCTATGGTAATTTCAAATGGACAAATGATTTTGGGGAGGTTGAACATTATGAGATTCCTCAACCAAAACATAAATTTGATGTTTATCCTTTAAGTGATGACGTTGAAAAACTTGAGATAATGGGCAAGTTCCCTCTTAAAGATAAATCGATTAAATCAATTAATATTGACCTCCCATTTGTAATTAGTTGTGGTCCTTCAATGAGTAAAGAAATTAAGGGGAGCAATATTATATCCAATAGATTTAGTGCATTCTATCCTGTTTCAGAACTTGTAAAAACATATTATCACTTCCTTAAAGAGGCTTATCGTGTTCTTGATGATGATGGAATTTGTGTTTGGAAATGCCAAAGAACAATTACGGGTAGTAAGACTTTAAATTCTCCTGAAATGTCTTGGATGTTCGCTGAGAGCCTTGGTTTTGATTGTGTGGACCAATTCTATCTTGGGGGGAAAGCCCGACTTATCAGCGGGAAAATAAAAAAACAACAACATTCTCGCTCATATGTGTCAGTATTCTATGTTTTCAAGAAATCACGCAAGAAGAAAATTGACTATTTAACTTGTTTTGACGAAACAACACAGAAAAATATCATTAATGGTCTTTTTCAAAATAACATAAAGAACGGAAGAAGATTCATAAGTGAGTTATAATAAAAAAATATTAAATATGAATAAACAAGAATTGATGCTATCTCAAATTGAGATGTTTAAGAAACAAACAGGCCATATTCTTAGACGAATGGATGGTAAACTGTATTATGATGGATGGTTGTCTTGTAATAGTGATTATCTTCCTGATAATTTGGTGGTTGATGGTAACTTGAATTGTTCTATAACAAGTACAAGGCTACCAAAAGGTTTAAAGGTAACTGGGTATTTAGATATTTCAATGACAAACATCACAGAAATCCCTGATGATTGTGAATTTAATGACTTATATATGAAAATGACAAAAATTACCAAACTTCGGGATGATATGATGTTATTTAGCCTTGATGCGCGTGGTTCTTCATTAACCGAACTTCCAAAAGGGTTGAAAGTGAAGGATATGTTAGATATTTCATATACAAATATTAGTGAAATTCCTGATGATTGTGAGTTTTGTAGCTTATTTATGGAGGATACGAAAATAACTGAACTTCGAGATAATTTAGAACTAAATAGTCTTAATGTACGTTGTTCTTCATTACAAGAACTACCAAATGGGTTAAAGGTAAAATGGTATTTAGATATTTCAGAAACAAAAATCACAGAAATTCCTGACGATTGTGAATTTGGTTCATTGAACATATCAAATACTAAAATTACTACACTTAGGGATAATTTGGTATTAAATGAACTGAAGATTATCAACACGCCATTAGAAAAATTACCAAATAATTTAGTTGTTTACTTCTCATTATTTATGGTTAATACACCGTTTACTACAATACCTAATGATTGTTTAGTAAAAGACATTTATTGTCGTTCAGACTTTAATGATGAACGATATAAAGAAAAGGGGTTTGGTTTTTGTTATTATTTGAAAGATGAAATTGTTCATATCTCCCATCCATCGGGGCGTGAATTTCTGCATGTGGATGGAATACTCTCTGAGGTAATTGAGAAGAAGGGTAATGTTTATCATGTTAGGAATGGTATTAATAGGTCTATCAGTTACGTCGTTACAGATGGAAACAACCATTGGGCACATGGGGATACTTTAGAGAAAGCGAAGCAAGACCTTATTTATAAAATTAGTGAACGTGATAAGTCTAAATATGAGAATCTAACTCTTGACAGTGAATTATCTTATTATGAAGCTATTGCTTGCTATCGTGTGATTACGGGAGCTTGTAGAATGGGCACACAGGATTATCTTGAACATCGTTTACCTAAGCCTCATAAGGAAAAATACAGCATTAAGGAGATTATTGAGTTAACCGAGAACGAATATGGTAGCCAAACGTTCAAAGAGTTTTTTGTGACAGAGTAAATGAAATAATAGTTTTAGTTATGTTTAACAATTAAATAGAAAACCAACATGGATGGACAAAAACAAGAATTAATGATTAAAGAAATAAAGTTGTTTGAGGAAACAAAAGACGATTTACTTGAAGTAAAGGATGGTAGGCCATATTATAAGGGATTACTTTCTTGTGTTAGTGATGGACTCCCGGATAATTTAGTGGTTGATGGTAGCTTGATGTGTTACATACACAGCACAAAACTACCCAAAGGGTTAAAGGTCACTGAATTGTTAGATGTTTCAGAAACAGATATTACTGAGATACCTGATGATTGTGAATTTAAATCATTAAATGTTAGTCATACAAAAATTACAAAACTTAGGGATAATTTGTGCTTAGACGAACTTGGGATTTGTGAAACTGGATTGACTACACTTCCGAAAGGATTGAAAGTTAAAGGTGAATTAAATATTTCATATAGTGATATTACTGATATACCCGACGATTGTGAATTTGGTTGTTTAGCTATGGAGGAGACAAAAATTACCAAACTCAGAAATAATTTGAATTTAATTTATCTTGATGCACGTGGTTCTGCCTTACAACAACTACCGAAAGGGTTAAAGGTAAAAGGCCAATTAAATGTTTCAGAAACAAACATTACTGAAATACCTAATGATTGTGAATTTGGTAGCTTATTTATGAATGATACAAAAATTAAGAAACTTCGAGATAATTTGGTATTAAATAATCTTAGTATATGTAAGTCTTCTTTAACTGAACTTCCGAAAAACTTAATAATTTATTATTCTCTTGATAACGAAAACACAAATATTAAAAGTTTACCATATGATTGTTTAGTTGATAGAGTTCATTGCAGGTCTATGCAAAATGATGAACGGTATAAAAAAGACACCTTTGATTATTATTATCACTTGAAAGATGAAATTGTACATCTCAAACACTCATCGGGTAAAGAATTTCTTCACGTGGATGACATTCTTTCGGAGGTAATTGAAAAGAAGGGGAATGTGTATCGAGTTAGAAATGGCGTTAACGAACCAATTACTTACGTCGTTACAGATGGCAACAACCATTGGGCGCATGGGGACACTTTGGAGAAAGCAAAGCAAGACCTTCGTTATAAAATGAGTATTCGTGATAAATCTGAATACAAAGATTTAACTCTCGAAAGCGAATTGATGTTTAATGAGGCCGTTGCTTGCTATCGTGTAATTACGGGAGCTTGTAAACTTGGTACAAATGATTACCTTGAACATCGTCTTCCTAAGCCTCATAAGGAGAAATATAGCATTAAGGAGATTATTGAACTAACCCAAAATGAATATGGAGGCAATACTTTCCGTGAGTTCTTTAAAAAAATAATTAAATAAATAAAATGAAGACTTTTATCAGATTAGCATTTATTGCTGTTTTATGCTTTTCTTTCGGAAGCTGCAAAGAAGCTCACAATGAGAATGTTATTTTTGAAAATCTATATTTTACCGTTCTAAAATTAGATAATGGAAAATATATTATTTTGCCAAAAGATAACGATCATGGGAATATTCCTATAGTAATTGATGAAAAAGATTATCAGAGTTATAAATGTAATTTTAACATAAATAAATAATTAAATTAATATATAATATGGACAATAAAAAATTAGCAGCAATTTTATTTGCATTCTTTCTCGGTGGCATTGGTGCACACAAATTTTATGTTGGTGATGTTTTGATGGGGATTTTTTATCTCTTATTCTGTTTGACATTCATCCCTTCTATTCTTGGTGTAATTGATGCAATTTTATTTATCGGAATGACGAATGATGAGTTCAAGAACAAGTATCCAAAGCCTTATCTACGATATAAAAAAGTTTAAAAAAGTTAAAAGTGAGAACATTTTTGTGTTTTCGCTTTGTTTTTTATGGGTAATTGTGGTATAATAACTTTGAATTATGAAACTTCGTGTTGGTGTTAAACACCTCAACACGTTGTTAGAAAATTGTTAAATCAAATAAGTGTTTAAAAAATGAAGAAACTTTGTCCGATTCACCACTATTATTACAGTGGAAATGTTTGTCCTCTATGCACGAGTGAAAAATACGAACGCATGATGGAAAGTTATCAGAATGAAAAACCGATTAAGGTTAAGAAGAAAACTGAAGAGGTGACGAGTGATATGCTTTCAATGTTGAAAGAAAAGTTTAATCACCGATAAAAGAATGTTTGATTTTTAATTTGTTTAATTAATGAGATACTTGGGTTCTAAATCGAGAATTATTAAGCAAATCACTCCAATCATTACAGAGCATTTAAATGGTGAGAATGAGTTTGTTGATGCATTTATGGGTGGGGCGAACGTAATCAGTCATATTGATTACAATAAGAAGGTTGGGATTGAATATAGTGTTTATCCTTGGGCAATTTGGAATGAAATATCAATGTTTGGTATTGATTGGATTCCACAAGCCTTCGATGAAGAGGATTATTATGATGTAAAGAAATCTTATAAAGATAAAGATGGGCGTTATAAACAATCAATGATTGGATATGTTGGTAATTGCTTATCATACGGTTCAAAGTGGTGGGGTGGCTTTGCAAAGTTTAATCCAAAGAAAAATGAAGACCACGTTAAAGAGGCATATAATGGTATTAAGAAGCAATATGAAAACTTCAAGTATATTGAAACCACAAGATTTGTGCATGCTTCTTATGATGAATATGATTATAAACCAAATTCTGTAATTTATTGTGACCCACCCTATCAGTCTACAATTGGATATGAAAGTTCTTTCAACCATGATAAATTTTGGAATTGGGTGCGTGAAATGTCAATGAAAGGACATCATGTGTATGTTTCTGAATACTCTGCCCCTTCTGATTTTAAGTGCATTTGGCGAAAGGCTGTAAAGGAACAAGTTGGTAAAAACATTAATCAAAAAGTAGAAAAATTGTTTGTATATGGAGGAAAATAATATTAATTATGTTGCCTATTTTTGTAATGAATATCAGAAGTATATTTTACATGGAAAAGATAAGTTTTTGATAAATGAGGACAAGATTGTTTTTGTTAAATTAAATAACGAAGTAAAATCTACTGATTATACTAAAGTCAAGTATAAATGTGGTTGGTTTTGGAACCGTAAAACTAAAGTAGGTTATCAGATGGGAATTTTTCGTTATCTTGGTTTAATTAAAGAAGAGTACATCCATAAAGTTTTATTTGAAGAAAATGAAAGACATGATCTTTTTATTAAAGATGATGGTGAAATTTATGTGAAGCCAAGAATTCATCTATATTTTTCAGATGGTAATAAAATCATTCTATATTATGATACCTATGAAGATGCAAAAATAGATTTTGATAATATTAAGAAAAAATATCCTAAACTTAACACATTGAGTGAATTAGTGGATGGGTTTAATGTTAATAATTTTAAATAATGTAAGATATGACTGAAGTAGAAAAAAACGTAAAGAACCTTGGCGAAGATAAGAAGCCAAATATCATTACAAAAACATTGAATAAGATGTTTAATAAAGATGAAGGAGAATTTAGTGCTGAAATGGCATGGCTTTCTACCACTTACGGTGTTGGAGCAAATCGACCGATTGAGGAGCGGATTGCAAATAAACAAAAGGACATCATGAATGTCATTAAATCAAAGTTCCGTTATAGCACAACAGGGCAAGAAAGCAATTCAAATTATCGCTGCGTGGTTGATATTGAAGAAGATCTCGCCGCAGTAAAAGACGTTGTAATGACACCTTTTATTGAAAAGGGATTCAAGGTAATCAACCTTTCAGAAAAAATTGATGAAGTTAAAGATGAGAATATTTATTTGATTAGTTGGAAGAATATTTTCCGACATACAAAATAATATTGCAAGAAAGGAAGCCTCTGTTCATATACGTATATTTGTTCAGTGGTTTTCTTCTTTTTAGAACACAATGAAAACATGATGTGATCGATATTTATCATTAAATATTAATTTAATAGATGAGTTGTAAAACACAGTTGACATACGTTTATAGTTCTCCTTGTATATCATTTTTGAGAGAACTTATAGAGTCTTTGGAATCTACATTTTCTGTAAAGGATAAGTTGGATGATATGTTTTGGTATGGTATTTTTTGTAACCCCGAAACATATTCCAATTTTCGCTATTATGACCTTTGTAAGGAAGAAGTTCCTGACATATTAATGAGTGATTGCGAAACACCTGGTACTAAATTAAGTTATATTAAGGATACTATTACTAAAATTATTAAAGGAGAAATTGACAAACCTGAATATTTCTTCTATGTTGAAGAAACAGAATCGTTTAACGATTTTGAGGATGCCCCATCAACTTTCCTATATCTTATCCCAAAAGATGAGAAATACAAAAAGTTTGGTGAGGCGTTAACCAATTTCCTTTACAGTCCAAATTTAATGATAACTTTGAAAACTAAATAAAAATGAATGAAGTAAATAAATGGTACGTTGATGGCGTATTGGAATCCAATATACGTAATTATGTGCGTAATCTTATTCGTGAAGCGATGGAGGCGGGCTTTTCAGTACAAGACTTAAATAACGCATTGACTAACGATATGCAAGGAGTTAAAGACAGTTCTGATTATAAAGATAAGATAAATTACTTCTTTGAAAATGGGTATAAGTATTGTGTAAAAATGTTAGGTGAACCAATTGGTAAGGGGTCAGCAAGATTCGTATTCCAAATTGATGATACTCGTGTTTTGAAGTTGGCAACTAATATGAAGGGTGTTGCTCAAAATAAATCCGAAGTAATGGTTTATCAGCAAGCACCTAATAAGACTTTTATGCCAATTGTTTATAATGATTCTGACATGGAAAACTATTTTTACGTCATATCAGAATACGTGCTACCTGCAGAAGAGAAAGACTTTGAAACGGTTCTTGGCGTACCATTCTACACATTGGTTGAAATATTTTCAAATTATTACCGTGGGGATGAAATTAAAAAATATGAGGAATACTCACCAAAAATTCGTCACTTACTTCAATATTTTACAGAAATGTCTAAGATTGGTGTAAATACCCACGATTGGTTTAACCTTGAGAATTGGGGGTTGACCAAGAGACATGGTAAGGCGATAATGGTCACATTGGATAATGGTTTAACAAATAATGTTGCAAATAATTTCTACCGTAACAAAAGTGTGTTTGATGGTGATAATGAATTTTTGGGTATGATGGGATACGAAGATAGCTATCGTCAAGATAGAGAACAACAAATTGATAAAAGGTTTAGTAAAGTTCTACCAAAAGATACTGTTGGACAAAATGTTGTTGAATGGGCTGAGTCACATAGTAGTGGTTATTATAAAACTGTAATTGAAGAAATTATTCAATCCAATTTCCAAAAAAAGGAAGCAATTGGCGAATTAATTTATGACTACATCGACGAAAAGGATCCAAGCTTTGATTGGAGTGATGGTGAAGAATTGCCAGAATATGCCTATGATAGTGTCGCTGATTATATTAAGAAGATGTATTCCAATGTAAATAATTAATTAAATGGGAAGGAAGAAAAAGGCAAAAGAAGAATTCATTAAGGAAGCAACGGAAAAACATAAGGGTAAATATGATTACTCCAAAGTTGAGTATGTTAATAACAAAACAAAGGTTTGTATTATATGCAATAAGCCTAATCATGGTGAATTTTGGCAAACACCGGATTCTCATTTAAGTGGAAAAGGTTGTCCTAAATGTGGTAATGAAAACAAAGGTGAATATTGTCATTCAACCAAAGAAGAATTTATTAAAAAAGCTCGTGAAAAATATGGGGACAAGTATGATTACTCCAAGGTGAATTATGTAAATGCTAAAACTAAGGTTTGTATCATTTGCAATAAGCCTAATCATGGAGAATTTTGGCAAACACCAAACGACCATTTAAAAGGCCGTGGGTGCCAAAAATGTAGTGGTAAATATGTTCCAACAACTGAAGAGTGGATTGTATCCGCTCGTAAAGTTCATAGTGATAAATATGACTATAACAAAGTGGGATATAATGGTGCTTTTACCAAAGTATGTATCATTTGTCCCGAGCATGGTGAATTTTGGCAAACACCAAATGATCATTTACAAGGTTGTGGTTGTCCAAAATGTAATTTAAGTCATTTGGAACGGAGTGTGATGAATTACTTGGACGAACATGGAATTACATATGATTATCAGAAACGATTTGATTGGTTAGGAAGACAATCATTAGACTTCTATTTACCTGATTATAATGTAGCCCTTGAATGTCAAGGGCGTCAACACTTTGAAGAGATTGATTATTTTTGTAATAAAGAAGGGCTGAATGAATGTAAGAAACGTGATAAGTTGAAGTTTAAGAAGTGTCAAAAGCACGGCATTAAGGTTTTATATTATTCTAACCTTGGTATTGAATATCCTTATGATGTATTTGAAGATATAGATTTGTTGTTTGAGGAAATAAAAAAACAGTAGATTTTAATAAAAGAAAAAAACATACATTTATATCTGATTGTAAAAATCCCAATAGTAATTCATATTACAAGCGGTAGACAATATAATAAAAGATTATTTAAAGAAATGAACATGAAAAATATAGATAAGAAAGATCTTTTTAAAGTTTTAAAAGATACTTATGAAAAAAGTTTTTATAAAGACTTAATTTCTTTAAAAGATTCAAAATATCTTAATAGAATAGAACATAAAAATAAATCATAAATTATTATGAATAAAAAAACATTAAAACAAGTAATTAAAGAAGCTGTAAGATCTGCTTTAAATGAAGGTGTGATTGGTAATTATAGAGGTTGTAAAAATGTAAGATTAGTTTATCATGGAGAGTGGGCAGACCCTGAACTCAAATATCGTAATTATATTGCAAATTATAATGATATAGAAGATGCGTTATGGCAAGAGTTTATTGACGAAACCGGTTATCCTGATAACCCATCAAATAAAGAAGTTGATAATGCTTTTACTGAATATGTTAAAGAAAACGAGAATGAAGTTATTTCTTTAATTAAAGAATATGGCGAAGAGGCTAATGATGATGATCATGATATCTTTTAATCGGATAATGGTGCATATGAACCTTAATCGTAATGGCATAAATGAATAATATATAAAAAGCAGTTTTCCATTTGGTAAATCTGATTTTTTGTTGTATAATATGTATATATAATATGATAGTTAAAAAAAAATGAGAAAACCATTGGAATGGGAAAAGATTGATATTAGCACACATTTTAATAATGAAGCAACATCTTTCCATGTTAATATAAATAATTTTGTATGCATGCACACAGTAAATCCATTGTCTAAAAACGTTAACAATGACGATAGTGGCTACTATGAGAAATTCAATCGTTTGTTTGATTTAATGTGTAATGGTGATATTGATGAGAAATATTTAATTGAAAGAGATAAAATTATACCATTTGTTTATAGTATTAGAGAAGTTAGAAAACTGCAAGAGGTTATAGGTAATAACTTTGGTGTTTCTACGATTGAATATCTTCGTTTCTACCCATATAAAGGTAAATACGTTGTAACAAATGACTGTGAGCTACTTGACTATAAGAATTTAACGAGTGAAATATTGGTCGGCGAAGATGAAATAAATTTAGAGAAAGAAACAAGTTATTAGTTTTTTTAAGGAAATATATTATTTGCACCACTTTGTTTTTTCTTTGGTTTGTCGTATAATATGTGTGTAATAAATTAGGCATTGACCAATAAAAAATGTCATTATTGACTTGTGGACAACACTCCTAATATATCTAAAAAAAAACAATGACAGGTTAAAGCAAATATTATATGAAATAAAATATCAACAAATATTAATTGTAAAATGTTAATTAAATTATATTAAACATGAAAAAGAATAAAATCGTTTTAAATATCCCTCATTCATCTATTGCAGGAATTACACAGAAAAATAGTGGATGGGTTGTCAATCAAGATTTCATCAATAATTCAGTGAGAAGCCTTACTGATTGGTTTACAGATATGCTATTTACTTGTTCAAAAAAATATGATGAATGTGTAATATTTCCTTATTCACGTTTTTGTGTGGATGTTGAAAGATTACATGACGATGAGATGGAAAAGTATGGGCAAGGCATTCTGTATTCAGAATATAATCATAAGAAGAGACACCTTAGTGATGAAGATAAGGAGTTTTGGATGATGAAATATGATGAACATCATAATGAATTAAAATCAAGTTTATGTGAAAATGCAATTTTGATTGATTGTCATTCATTTACTCCAAAGGATGGTGATGCAGACATTTGTATTGGTTTCAACACGGATTGGTCATATGATGAAGGGATTGTAGAAATTGTTCGACAAACGTTCATTGAAAGTGGTTATAGTGTGTCTATCAATAAGCCATATTCAAATAGTATAACGCCAAATTGTCCTTTTACGTATAAGTCGATAATGATTGAGGTGAATAAGAAGATCTATATGGATGAGAGATTACTCTTATTAAACAACAATCCTCGTCAATGGATGCGATGGGCAGGGTGTCTTGATAAAATTTATGAAAGATTATCAGAATATAAGATTTCTTAAAATAACAATGGGGGCGAAAAATCGTCCCCATTATTTATATATTTATCTGTTAAATTTAGGATTCACTCTCTTGTCAAACTTTTCTTTGTACTTACTATATGCCTGATTATATTTTGTGCGGTGCTTTGACAATTCAAGGCCTTCAACATTAGGGTTTTTATATTTAGCATCAAGCCGCCATTCAGGGTCATCAGGTTGAAACGCAGGATCAAACTCGGCTCTCCAAGTTTGACGGTCGAAACCTGCCTCTCTGTACTTATCACCTAAGAAACCATTAGTATCAGTTCCATCATCTTTTTTAGGGCCACGGTAATTATCCATTTGTGTTCCACCTTCCATTTTAGCAAATTCAAGAACAGAACTACCAATTCCTTTAAGTTCACTGTTATTAACGAGATTACAAATATCAATTTGTCCATCACCAATATAATGTAAAGCAAAAGCAACATCATAACCTTTTAATGTATAAGTTACCCAATCATCACCTTGTATTTCGTCCAGGCCATGCCAAGTTAGAAACCCTTTCTTATCGGCAGGTGTTTTTTTAATAATATCTAAGAAACGATCATAATTATTTATCTCCCAATTCTTCTTTCTTAAAATCTTTTTTCTTAAAATCTCTAAATTTGGATTACTTTCTTCGAATAACATTCCCTTACTACCATCTTCCATTAAGGTATGTAAAGTACATTCATCAAATCTGAATGTACATTTTCTATTTTCATTAAGAATATTTGTTATAATATTCTTAACCATTTCGTTTAATTCCTTTCTTGTTAATACCATTATTAATAATATTTAATATAAAAATAAATAGTATGATTCTTGATAATATTACAACATATAGTTATTAACATTTACTATATTTTTTTAAGAAAATATGTTACCTGTATTATTTTGTTTTTCATATCGTTTATAGTATGATATGTATGAAATAAATAATTTCAATGGTTGAAGATAACAATAAATTACTTGATAAATTTGTTTCAGGCTTTACATTTCATTTGCATAATGAAAAATATCATGTTGTTGATACTTTGAAAACTGATGACAATGACACATTATATGTTGTGTGGTCATGGGACGTTTATAAAAAACGTAGATGCTATGAGGTGTGGTCAAAAATAAAACTTGAAACACTAATTGATGATAAATTGATAGAAAAATGAAAAATATTTCAGAAATTGAAGCTTATGAGGAGGTTTATCCGCAACAACTCTATATCAATTATTGGGTGGATTGTTGGGATAGTTGTTATTATGGTTTTTCTGCTTCTGACGAGAAATCATATCCTGAAAACGATGATGTAATATATGTGCGCAGTGATATTGTTCAACCGTGGCACAAATACCCAAAGGAAAAGCCGTCAAACGATGGTGCTTATCTATGTACTGTGGTTGATGATCGTAATGATGATGAAAAGAGACATGTAGAATACATATCATTTAATACGGAAAAGAACTGTTGGTTTGACTTGAACGGTGATGTAAGAAATCATATTGATGCATGGCAGGAATTGCCTCGTCCATATCTTTACTAATTAAATAATAAAAATGAAAGAAAGAAAAACTTTATATCTTTCCCTAAAGAAAGAATGGTATAACTTGATTGATGATGGTGTAAAAACTGAGGAATATCGTGAAATTAAACCGTATTGGGTGAAAAGGTTGTTGTCTCTAAAAAACGGTAAAATGGATGCAACCAATGTTGAGAATATTACGAATAGTATTAAAGAACTTGGTGATATTCTAACCGACATGTGTGTTGTACCATATACAGATGTTTGTTTCTCTTATGGCTACACTAAAAAACGTATGACGTTTAAGATTGATGGTATTACCATTTCCAACGGGAAGACAGAATGGGGAGCACCTGAACAGGACAAAGTGTTTGTAATTAAATTAGGTGAAAGAATTTAAGAAATAAAAATATGCAAAAACATTTGGAAAAATACTCCAAGTAAAGTATAATAGAGTTGTAAGTTAAATGTTAAATTAAAAATTAAATTAATGAGAGTTATTACAGTTAATGGACGTATTGCCCAAGATGTAACACGTCAAGTAGCAAAGAGTGGTAATGAGTTTATCAGTTTTAGTATTGCAAACTCAGAGTTTGGCGACCCCAAGTCAAGTGATGGTAAGCCTCAAACGCAGTGGTTTAGAGTGACATCATTTATGCCGCAGCACATCAACCTTTCGCAACACCTTAAAAAGGGTAAACCTATTACAGTGATTGGTAAGTATTCAAATCGTCTCTATCAGAGTCAACAAACGGGTCAATATAATATCAGTAATGATATTGTTGCAACTGACATTTATTTTGAGATTGGTTCAGACCGTGTTCATGGTGAAGGTTCGCATACAGAAAGTGGAACTACGATGTCTCCGCAGGCATCAGCAGCACAAGTTTCAGGAGCTGTAAATGAAATTCCTCAAGCCACCTCTCGTAAGATGACTGCACCTAAGGCAGAAGTTGGACAGTCGCCGTCTGCATCAGCTAATGTGGGTGACGATGATGATCTCCCCTTCTAATTAATTTGAGATGTTAAACTACTAAAAAGAGAACTATAATGGTTCTCTTTTTTATTTCTCATCGTTGGTTTTTAAAAATATGAGAAGTATAATAAGTTTGACTAACTTTATTCATTATGGCAAAAGTAAGAATTTCGCCCAATGAAAGGCGTTTTGAATTTGGTAAGTATGTTGGACTTTCTGTAATGGAAGTGATTGAAAAAGACCCTCAATATATTGAGTATATGTCAACTAAAATTACTTGGCTATTCACTGACCATGAAAAACAGGTAGTTAGAAATCTAAGAAGTAGGCAATCAAATAGAGACATTCATATGATTCACGTTAAGGGTCGTTCTAAATTTGAGGATGAAATGTATTCAATTTTTCATAAGATTTGTGACGCATACGACTAATGTAATAGAAACCTTAATTATTTGAATAATTTACTTAAAAGCATATTATGTTAAAAAAAGATGAAATTAGATATGGTTATAATGATGTGATGATTCAACCTGCACGTCGGTCTGATGTAGAACATCGTTCACAGTGTTGTCCATTTGATGAAAATGGAATGCTTCCTATCTTTACTGCCCCAATGAGCACTGTTGTTAATGTTGATAACTATCAAACATTTTATAACAACAAGATTTTTGCAATCATCCCTCGAAACATTGATTGGGAAACGAGAAAGAAAATGGCAATGGAAGGTAAGTGGGTTGCTGTTTCTCTCAATGAGTTTGAAGAATTTTTCTGTAATGCAGACAATTTCTTCTTTGCAAGGGAGAACCACTATAAGTTAAGAATCCTTATTGATGTTGCTAACGGAAATATGTCTAAAATTTTTAATTTATCTGTAAAGGCAAAGATGTTGCACCAAAAAAAAATTGAGATTATGGCAGGTAATATCGCAAATCCCGAGACATATATTGAATATTGTAATAGTGGTATTGATTATGTACGTGTTTCGATTGGCGGCGGCGCGGGCTGCATAACCTCATCTAATGTTGGAATCCACGATGGGACTGCATCACTTTTAGATGATATTTATAAAAATAAACAATTTAGGGAGAAACATGATTTGAAGTTTACCAAAGTTGTTGCTGATGGCGGTATTCGTAATTATTCAGACGTTATTAAAGCTCTTGCCCTTGGTGCTGATTATGTAATGATTGGTAGTGTACTTGCCCAAACTATTGAAAGTGCAGGTGATACATTTTATAAGGATAAGAACACAGGTGAAGACGTTAAACTATCTTGTCAAGTCTGTTATAAAGATGGAAAGTTCATTGACGAATTTGGTCATTCTTATGATAAGCTATATAAGGAGTTTTACGGTATGGCATCCAAATATGGACAAATTGCGATCAACGGAAAGAAAACAAAGACGTCTGAGGGCATTAAAAAGGTCTTGGAAGTTACCACGACTCTTCAAACTTGGTGTGATAATATGGCCGCTTATTTGAGGTCTGCAATGTCATATTGTAATGTGTATCATGTCAATGCTTTTAACCCCGATAATGTTAGCGTCGTAATTATTTCTAATAACGTTCAAGGCTCGATTAATAAATAACTATAACATGTATGGTATACAATTTTAAATCTCTTTTTAATCGAGAGAAGGAATATACGATTGATACCGAAGAACCATTAGACTTATATAATACGTTTTCGTTATCAATGAAAAAGTTTGATGAGAAAGACAAATCATTTGGTTATGATAATATTGTATGTGTCCTTAAATATGGTAAGAAAGGGGTATTAGAACTAAAACAGATTGAACTTGACCAAACCAATTTTAGTGGTTTCTATTTGATGGTGGAAGTATTTAAACAAAGAAATTGTTTAAGTATGGGTGAACCACTTGAATTAATTAAGGAAAATCCATTTAATGAATTTGAAAATGTTAGTCTCGATAATGCAGAAGAAGAACTAAAATTGGAGTTCAACAAATATGTTGAAAATAGTGATATTATGAATACATTATTCAAGTGCTTTTTAAAAGGTGTTTCCTACGGGAAGAAAAAAAATTCATCTCAAATTTAGAGGTGAATTTTTGCTTTTTGGCAATAATTGTAGTATAATATATTTGAATATCAAGATATTAATATGAAAGAAAAAGATTTTGAAGAAAGAGTGTGGAATGTTTTCACACATATATGTGATAAACAGAATATTGATTTAAAAGCAGATAATATTAAAGATTATCGAGTTAATTTTGAATCTGCTTTTAATAAAGCTTATAATGTCGTCACACAATATTACAGCATGAAAAAAGATGTCGATATGGCATCACAACACATTAATTAAATTAAAAAATGACACAAGAAGAGATAAATAAGTTAAGAGAAGACACACGAGCCTTATTTAAGGAGAAATTTGGCAACATTGTCTTTGAAGAAATTCCACACCGTTATACAATTGATGGGGTTGAGTACACTCCTGTATCAACCATTATCTCTCAATATGAGAATGAATTTGACCTTGAAGAGCGTTCAAGAGCATTTGCAATTAAGAATAATCTAACCCAAGATGAGGTTAAGAAAAAGTGGAGATGGACAAACGTTTGTGCTACTGTAATGGGTACAAGAGCACACGAATTTGGAGAATCATATACCAATATGCTATGTGGTAAACCTGAACTGATTTGCCCACAGAATAAACCTCAATATCTTGCAGAGGAAAATTGGATGATTCCAACCTTCCCACAAGAATTTGCCATAAAACAATTCTATGATGATTTAAATGGTAGACTTCATCCGGTAGGGGCTGAGTTTAAATTAAGCACAAAATACATTGATGGCGCAAAACCAATCTGTGGGACTGCTGACCTTTTGTTCTATTACGACGCACCTGATCCTTCTAAAAGTGGGTTTGTAATTGGTGACTGGAAGGGTTTAGATGTCAACACACCAATATTTACCACTGATGGGTGGAAAACCATGGGTACAGTGCAAGTAGGTGATGTTGTTTATGACAAAGATGGGTTTCAATGTAAAGTGCTTCACACATCTGAAGTGCATCATAGAAAATGTTATAAACTCACATTTGATAACCAAGAGGAAATTATTAGTGATAATGAACATCGATGGCTAATAACTCTTAAACGTAAAAAAAAGGGAAAGAAAAAAGTTGTTATGACTTCTGAGGAGCTTTATAAATATCTCGATGGTCTTGATACACCAATTCCATATAGTAAATTTCCAAAAATATATAATCCGACAGCAATTAGAAATGATTATATTAAATTGCCGATTGAACCGTATGTATTTGGTGTTTGGCTTGGTAATAAAAATAAGTCAGTTGGGGAAATTACAAATGTGGATGAATGTATTTGGGAAGAAATTAAATTCAAGGGTTATGTTGTAGAAGGTGATAACGCACAAACAAGAACAGTGGTTGGGTTAACAGATAAATTAGCTTCGATTAATGTTTTAAACAATAAACATATCCCTGACATATATTTGAAAGCATCATCTTATCGACGATTGGAATTACTTAGAGGGCTAATGGACATGAATGGCTACTATGATAAAACAAGAAATTGTTTCATGTTGTGTACAATGCAAGAATGGAAGAAGGAGGCCGTTTATTTAATTCTTTCAAGTTTGGGTATTAAAACGACTTGTGAAAAATGTAAGGATGGGGAGTTTCATGTTACATTTGGTTGTAATTTTAATCCGTTCCTTCATAAATATAAGAAAATAAGCAAGCATACACCTGATGACTATAATTTCCGCAGAATTATTAAAATTGAAGAAGTAGATAGTGTTCCAACAAGGTGTATTGAAGTGGATAGTAATAGTCATACATTCTTATGTGGCAAGAACTTTCTTGTAACTCATAACACTAATAGAGAGTTGACAAAGGAATTTGTGAGAAACACAAACATGATGATGCTACCACCGTTCACCAATTATTATGATGAGGCGTTGTCTCATTATTATGTGCAGTTTAATCTGTATCAACGAATGATGGAATCTGTTGGGCTAAATATTATCGCAAGAAGACTTATACATATCAAGAGAGATGGCACTTATGAAGTGTATCAAGTTCCAAAGATTGATGATAATATAATTGACCAAGTTATAATGACTTAAATCTTAAGATTTGCACATTGTTAAACCACCGTTCATATATGTATATTTGTTCGGTGGTTTTATTTTTTATACAATAAAACTAAATGAATGGTGATGTTTTAACATAATACGGTGTAATTGATATTTATTTTTAATTAATAAATTTACAAATTAAATGAATAAGAACAATACAAATAAATGGTACATTAATAACCTATTAGAGTCTGAAATACGTAATTATGTGCGTAATCTTATCCACGAAGCAATGGAGGCGGGGTTTTCAGCACAAGAATTAAAGAATGCTATAACAACAGATTTACAAGGGGTTAAAGATCGTTCTACTTATATGGATAAAGTTGGACACTTTCTTAAAGATGGATATTATTATTGTGTGAAAATGTTGGGTGAGCCAATTAGTAAAGGTTCAGCAAGAGCAGTTTTCCAAATTGATGATACTCGCGTATTGAAATTGGCGTACAATATGAGAGGTGTTGCCCAAAATAAAGCGGAAGTAACTGTTTATCAGCAAGCCCCGGATAAAAAATACATGCCAATTGTTTATAATGATTCTGATATGGAAAACTATTTTTATGTTATATCAGAATATGTGTTACCTGCAGAAGAGGAAGATTTTAAAAAAGTGGTTGGTATTCCATTTTATCGTTTGGAGAGTCTTATTTCCAATAAAAAGCTTGAATCTGCAATGAAAAGTTATGAGGATATGCCGAAAGTTCATGAACTACTTCAATATCTTATAACAATGTCTAATATGGGTGTAGAAATTTTTGATTGGACCACTATTAGTAATTGGGGGTTGGCTAAGAGAAATGGTAAACCTGCAATTGTAACCTTAGACAACGGGTTTACTCAAGATGTTGTAAATCATTTCTACGATTACCTCAACTCCGATTTTACTTCCAGTGATGTCAGTGACACATTTGGAAATATGATGGGTATTGACGACGAGTATCGTCAAAATAAACAACGAGAACTTGAGAAAGAGCAACAAGAACTTGAGAAAGAGCAACAAGAACTTGAGAAAAAGTTTAGTAAAATTCTACCAAAAGACACTATTGCCAAAGATGTTGTTGATTGGGCAACATCAAATCGTGACAAATATTATCAAGAGATTATAGAAGAATTTGTTGAATCCAATTTTGAAGATGATTCCGTACCTTATGAACTTATTGATGAATACATTCATGAAAAATACCCCAATTTTGATTGGGAGGGTGATATCCATTTACCACAATATGCCGAAGATAGTGTTGCTGAATATATTAAGAAAATGTATTCTAATGTAAATGATAACTTTAAAACTAAATAAAAATGAATGGGGTAAATAAATGGAGAGTTAACCATATTTTGGAGTCCAACATACGCAATTATGTACGTAAACTTATCCACGAAGCAATGGAAGCTGGGTTTTCAGCACAAGAATTAAAGAATGCGTTAACGGGCGATTTACAAGGCGTTAAAGATCGTTCTGAATATAAAGATAAGATAACACACTTCCTTGAAGGTGGGTATAAGTATTGTGTAAAAATGTTAGGTGAACCAATTGGAAATGGGTCATCAAGAGCTGTTTTTCAAATTGATGACACTCGTGTTTTGAAGTTGGCCACCAACATGAAAGGCGTTGCACAGAATAAAGCAGAGGTGATGGTTTATAATCAAGCAGCAGAGAAGACTTTTATGCCAATTGTTTATAATGATTCTGATATGGAAAACTATTTTTACATTATATCAGAATACGTATTACCTGCTGATATTGAAGACTTTGAGAAAATTATTGGTGTACCATTTTATATATTTAAGAATATAATATTAGATAATATGGTTATAGATAATGAGATAGAACATGCTATGGAGAAATATAAAGACTTACCAACAGTTTATACTTTACTTCAATATATTTTAACTATGTTTAAAAGTGGGGTGAATATTAACGATTGGGCTAATATTTCTAATTGGGGTATGACCAAGAGAAATGGTAATACGATAATGGTAACATTAGATAATGGGTATACTCGAAATGTTGCAAAACTTTTCTACCATAACAAAAATGTATTTAACGGTGAAGATGATACTATTGGCATAATGATGGGCTACGATGACAATTATTACCATCAACTTGAAAAAAAGTTCAGTGAAATTTTACCAAAAGATACACTTGGGAAAGATATTATTATATTTGCGTATCATTATAGTAACAATTATTATAAACATATGATAGAAGACATTTATAAATCTAATTTTCAAGATAAAGATATGATTAGTGATTTAATTTATGATTATATAGATATAAAATATCCAAACTTTGATTGGGGGGATAATAAAATATTACCAAAATATGCATATGAAAGTGTTGCTGAATGGATTAAGAAATTGTATTCTAATGTAAATAAATAATTAAATGAGAAAGAAAACAAAAGAGGAATTTATTAATGATGCAAGAAAAGTTCATGGGGATAAGTATGATTATTCTAAGGTGGAGTATGTGAATAAAAGAACTAAAGTTTGTATTATTTGCCAAAAACATGGGGAGTTTTGGCAAACATCAGGTAATCATATCCAAGGTAATGGTTGTCCTAAATGTCGTAATGAAGCCAATGGTGAACGTTTACGTACATCATTACTCGATTTTCTTAAAAAAGCACGTTATGCACATGGTGATAAATATAATTATTCCAAGGTGAAGTATATTGGCACTAAATCAAAGGTATGTATAGTTTGCCCTGACCATGGAGAATTTTGGCAGGAAGCAAAATCTCACACCAATGGTGTAGGATGCCCTAAATGTAGTGGTAAACATGTTCCCACAACAAAAGAATGGATTACATCCGCACGAGAAGTTCATAAGGATAAATATGATTATTCCAAAGTGAAATATGTGAATAATCACACAAAGGTTTGCATCATTTGTCCCGAACATGGGGAATTTTGGCAAAGACCTAATAGTCATTTACAGGGTGGTGGGTGTTCGAAATGTTATGTTGAAAAGAAACGTAAAATTCTTAGTTCAGACACAGAAGATTTCATTAAAAAAGCTCGTAAAGTCCAATGTTATTGTTGTTCAAAATGTGCTAATGAAGCAACAGACGATCGTTGTCGTTCCTCATTATCTGATTTCATTACAAAGGCTCGTAAAGTTCATGGTGATAAGTACAATTACTCCAAAGTGGAATATGTGAAAAGTAACATAAAGGTATGTATTATCTGTTCTGAACATGGTGAGTTTTGGCAAACACCAACTGCTCATTTAAGTGGTCAAGGTTGTCCTAAATGTTGTGCTAATTATGTTCCAACAACGAAAGAATGGATTGTGTCAGCTCGTGAAGTTCATTGTGATAAGTATGATTATTCTAAGGTGGATTATGTGAAAAGTAGCATAAAGGTATGTATCATTTGTCCTGAACATGGGGAGTTTTGGCAAACACCTAATTCTCATTTACGAGGCTGTGGTTGCCCTAAATGTGGTAATAAAGCCAATGCTGAACGTAAACGTTCTTACAAAGAAGAGTTTATTAAAAAGAGTCGTAAAAAACATGGTGATAAATATGATTATTCCGAAGTGGAATATGTAAACGTAAATACCAAAGTACATATCATTTGTCCTGAGCATGGTGAATTTGAACAACTACCAAATAGCCATTTACAAGGTTGTGGCTGTCCAAAATGTGGTATCGAAAAGATGCGTGAAAGTATTAGTTCTTCCAAAGAAGATTTTATTAAAAAGGCTCGTGAAGTTCATGGTAATAAATACGATTACTCGAAGGTTGAGTATGTGAATAATAAAACAAAGGTCAGTATCATTTGTCCTGAACATGGGGAATTTGAACAGATAGCTTCTTATCATATGTGTGGCAATGGTTGCCCAAAGTGTAATTTAAGTCATTTGGAGCGTAGTGTGATGAATTATTTAGATGAACATGGAATAACTTATGATTACCAAAAGCGTTTTAAGTGGTTGGGAAGGCAATCGTTGGACTTTTATCTTCCTGATTATAATGTTGGAATTGAGTGTCAAGGTAAACAACATTTCTTTCCTGTTGACTATTTTGGTGGCGATAAAGAGTTTAAAAATACTTTGGAAAGAGATAAGCGGAAGAAAGCATTATGTGAGAAACATGGAATTAAGTTATTGTATTTTGGCAATGTCCCCAATTACGACACATTTCTTGGAGAGGTGGTTCATGATGATGTGCAATACCTTATCGATTATTTGGAAGAACATAAAAAAGTTGATAAAAAAGAACATAATTCAATTTTATAAAAAAAAATGATGCCTTAATTCATAATATGTTATACAATAAAAAGTTGGAATACACAATTTTCGTATATTCCAACTTTCTTTTTTTTCCTTATTTCGCACGCCTAATAATACGCCTAGTAGCCACAGAGCCATTTACAACTTTTTGTCTCGAAGGATTTTTTACTATTGGTTGACTCCCAACATTTTGTTTTTTACCGCAGTTACACGCCATATGTATATAATTTTTTAACTTTATTTTCATATAATAAATAGTCTTTTTAAATAAAAATTACAAGTTCTTTAATAGTTTTTTCATCACTATTCAGTATAGTGCTTTTGTTTTAATGTCCGTTAAATTAATCATTATATTTGGAAACTACAATCATTTTTCGTATAAGGTGTTTTAACGAAAGAAGAAAAAATAATTCGTTTATTTAAGTTGGTTTCTAACTAAGCTCATAGTATAATGAAAATGAATATAAAATTTAAAAACATATGGATAAACAACAAAATGAATTAATGTTATCTCAAATTGAGATGTTTGAGAAACAAACAGGTGAACTACTTGAAGTAAAGGATGGTAAACCTTATTATAAGGGTTTACTTTCTTGTAATAGTGATTATCTTCCGGATAATTTGGTGGTGGATGGTAGTTTAATGTGTGAATTAGATAGTACAAAACTCCCAAAAGGCTTGAAAGTGAGTGCCTTATTAGATGTTTCAGAAACAGATATTACAGAAATTCCTGATGATTGTGAATTTAAATCATTAAATGTGAACCATACAAAAATCACAAAACTTAGGGATAATTTGGAATTAGATACACTTTCTGTTTACGATTCTTCATTGTCAGTATTACCAAAAGCCTTGAAAGTTAAGGGTGAATTAAATATTTCAAGAACAAATATCACTGAGATTCCTGATGATTGTGAGTTTGGCAAATTATTAATGGAGGATACAAAAATTAACAAACTTCGTGACAATTTGGAACTAAAATATCTTAATGTGTGTGGTTCTTTATTACAAGAACTCCCAAAAGGTTTGAAGGTAGAAGGTTTATTAAATATTTCACATACGAATATCACAAAAATACCGGATGATTGTGAATTTGATTCATTGAACATATCATATACTAAGATTACAAAACTTCGTGATAATTTGGAATTAGATTGTCTAATCATTCACAACACACCATTAAAAAATTTACCCAAAAATTTAATTATTTTTTCTTTTTTAGGGATGGGTAGAAATTATTTTACTACAATCCCAAATGATTGCTTAGTAACATGTGTATGTTGTAGTGAAGGTTTTAATGATGAACGATATAGGCTGAATCAATTTAATTATTATTATTTGAAAGATGACTTTGTACATATCAATCACCCATCAGGTCGAGAATTTCTTCATGCCGATGGCATTCTTTCGGAAGTAATTGAGAAGAAGGGGAATGTTTACCACGTACGCAATAGCGTTAATGGACTCAATGGCTACGTCGTTACGGATGGCAATAACCATTGGGCACATGGGTACACTTTGGATAGCGCAAAGCAAGACCTTCGTTATAAGATGAGTTTTCGTGATAAGTCTGAATACAAAGATTTAACTCTCGAAAGTGAATTACCTTACGATGAAGCAGTTGCTTGTTATCGAGTGATTACGGGAGCTTGTCAATTTGGTACGAAGAGTTACCTTGAGCATCGACTTCCCAAGCCCAATAAGGAGAAATACACAATTCGGGAAATGATTGAGTTAACCAAGGATGAGTACGGTGGTAAGGAGTTCCGAGAGTTCTTTGAAAAATGATAAATAAATTAATTTAGTATGAATAACATAAATGACAATCTTGTAACACCAATATCTGATGACTTGATTAAAGCCCTTAGAAATCTTGAAAATGTCGTTTCTAACGCACGAAAAGGCACTTGCCTTATGGATGCGAACAAACGCTCACAAGCACGTAAGAAACGAAAGAAAAACAAGAAGAAATAATTGTAGGTAAATAACCAATCGTATTATAGAACTTTTTAAAGAGAAATATACGATTGGTTATTTTTTTTTTGTTAAATAACATTATTATATTTGGGAAATTAAATCCTTTGTTGTATAATCTATTTGAAATAGATTATTAGCATAACTAACATTTAAAAAGTTATAAAATGAAGTATAAAATTGAAGCAGGCCGAAATAATTTGGCATTAACCATTTTTGTTCCGTGGAATTGTAGTAAAAAATTAATTTATGCCTAAGAAGAAGACAAAAGAGGAATTTATTAAGGAAGCGAAAGAAAAACATGGGGGTAAGTATGACTACTCTAAGGTGGAGTATGTGAATAGTAAGACCAAGGTTTGCATCATTTGCCCCGAACATGGGGAGTTTTGGCAAACACCTAATGCTCATACCCAAGGTCAAGGTTGTCCTAAATGTTGTGGCGTATATGTTCCCACAACGGAAGAATGGATTGCTTCAGCTCGTAAAGTTCATGGGGATAAATATGATTATTCCAAAGCGGAGTATGTTAATAATAAAACCAAAGTTTGCATTATTTGTGCTGAGCATGGTGAATTTTGGCAAAAGCCTAATAATCATTTAAAGGGGCAAGGTTGCCAAAAATGTAGTGGTAAATATATTCCAACAACAGAAGAATGGATTGTATCAGCTCGTAAAGTTCATGGTGACAAATATGATTATTCAAAGGTGAAATATGTTGATGCTTTTACTAAGGTTTGTATCATTTGCCCTAAGCATGGGCATGGTGAGTTTTGGCAAGCACCAAGTAGCCATTTAAGTGGCTGTGGCTGCTCTAAATGTAAAGGAGATAAAACTCGTGAAAGATTAGCATCAACTAAAGAAGAGTTTATTGAAAAATCTCGTAAAGTTCATGGGGATAAATACGATTATTCCAAGGTAGAGTATGTGAATTGCGCAACAAAAGTTTGTATTATTTGTAAAGAGCATGGTGAATTTGAACAAGTGCCCCATCATCACACCAATGGTGTGGGTTGTCCAAAATGTAATTTAAGTCATTTGGAACGCAGTGTTATGAATTATTTAGATGAAAATGGTATCACTTATGATTACCAGAAACGTTTTAAATGGTTGGGAAGACAATCGTTAGATTTCTATCTTCCTGATTATAATATTGGAATTGAATGCCAAGGTGAACAACATTTCTTTCCTGTTGATTTTGCAAATAAAGGGATTGAATGGGCTTGTAAGCAATTTAATAAGACCGTTTCTCTTGATGAACACAAGAAAGACTTATGTGATAAACATGGAATTAAGTTATTGTATTTTGGCAATGTCCCTAATTACGACACATTCCTTGGAGAGGTGGTACATGATGATGTGCAATATCTTATAGATTATTTAAACGAACATAAAATCAACAGAAATTAAAACCTTGATAAAGGTTATAAAAATTGTAAAATATAAAATTATTAAAAATTAAAAGATATATGGAAAAATCTATTGAAAAGTTATTTAATGAAATGTTAAATCAAATTCTTACTGATAAGCAAGAGTGTAAACACGTTAATGATGGTGAATTTAAAAATGATGAATTAATGAATGAGCTTGCTTGTATGAAAAACAAATTACGTGAAGCGAACGACACTATTATTTTGTTACAATCTATCAATCAGGATTTAAAGAATCGCTATGAAGGATTGCTTAATGATAATCATGAATTAATAAATAATGTAACACTTTTAAGTAAGTTATTAAGCATTCAATATAATAATGGTTAAAAAATAAACATTCAAGTTTGTTGATTTAAATTCACAAAACTTGATTGTTGAGATATTATGTATTAGTCTTTTTTGTGGGAATAATTTGTTGTGAAACAAGTTATTCCTTTTTTATTTTGGTTTTAATATGCGTTGGTAGTATAATATAGTTGCAGATTCTTGAAATGAATTGAAATAACATAATTAAAAACCATATAAGTGATGATACATATTGCAGTTTATTTGTTTAACATCATTATTCGCGTATTATTTGCATGGTTGATGTTTGTAATGTTTAGTGGTGGATATTTCTTCTTTGCTGCTCTATTTTTAATTTGCACATTGAAACGAAGTTGGATCGTATACGACGAAAAGTATAGCAAGAAAATTTACATTAACACACATTATGAAAAATAAAATGAACATTTTTATATATGGAAGATAAGAGATCTAAAACCAAGACTAAGAATAATGGTCAGGTTTATACTCCTGATTTTTTAGTATCTAATATATTAGATTATGTTGGATATACTGATGGTAACATTCTACAAAAGCATGTTATTGATAATAGTTGTGGTGATGGCGCATTTCTGTGCTGTATAGTTGATAGGTATTGTAAAGATTATATTACTCGAAATGAATCAATATATGGCCTTAAAGAGGACTTAGAAAGGTATATTCATGGTATTGAAATAGACACTATTGCTTATGATAAATGCCTTGTAAATTTGGATACAATTATTTCAAAGTTTGGTGTTCAAGGTGTTAAGTGGAATGTTTTAAATTGTAACGCTTTATCTGTTAGCACATTTAATGGAATAATTAGTTTCGTAATTGGCAATCCTCCGTATGTTCGGCTACATAATTTAGTAAATCACTATGAAGATGTTAAGTCATTTAGCTTTGGTAAAGATGGTATGACAGACATTTATTTGGTCTTTTATGAATTAGGACTGCGTATGCTTAATAAAAATGGTAAGCTGTGCTATATAACCCCAAGTTCTTGGTTGTCAAGCCTTGCAGGAACAAATATGCGGAATTATATTATCAAACATAAGAATCTTGTTAGTTTAATTGATTTAGGGCATTACCAACCATTTGAAGGTCCAATCACTTATACAATGATTGCTTTGTTTGACAAGCAAAAAACTTGTGACAATATAGATTATTATACCTATTCAGAAGAAAATAAAGATAAGGTATATGTTGATACAATTCCATATGAATAGATGTTGATTGATGGTAAGTTTTACGTTGGTACATGTAAGGAATTGTCGTTACTTAGATTGATAAAAAATACAAAACTACCTTGTAACCATGCAAAAGTAAAAAATGGGTTTGCAACGCTTGCAGATAAAGTTTTTATCAAAGAATTGCCATTTTCAAACCTTACCATCCCCGTTTTGAAGGCATCCACGGGAAAGTGGATGAAAGCCTTTTTCCCATATGACTCTAACGGAAAACCATTATCAAAAGAAGAGCTATTTTCTTATCCTGAAATTGCAGAATATTTAACTAAGCATAAAGCAGAGCTATTAAAAAAGCAAACAGAAAAACAAAATCCAAATTGGTATTTATATGGCAGAACCCAAGCAATTAAAGATGTATATCTTAAAAAATACTCGATCAATACAATTATTAAGGATGTTAAGTCAATTAAAATATTTAAAGTACCAAGTGGCTCAGGGGTTTATAGTGGGTTATATATCCTCACAGAAGCCCCTTATGAAGTGCTTGAAAGTATTATAAGGTCAGATGATTTTATTGATTATTTGAAGATTCTTAAGCACTATAAAAGTGGTGGGTATTATACATACACGTCAAAAGATTTAGAGCAATATATTAACTACAAATTATCACAAAATATAAAAAAATTATGAACGATAAAATTTGGAAAATCATTATCCCTTTAACAATTGCCCTTATTTCAGTCTTTGTTGGGTCTTATGGTTGGAAATTATGTGAAGAAAACCATTTGGATGTTCCTGGGACGGTTATTGGAAAGTCAGAAACTGCAGTATCACATCGTCATTCAAGAAGTATTTCTTCCGAATGGTGGTTTGCTGTCAAGCCTGACAATAGTGAATATAAAGCCTATGATGTGTGTGTAGATTTCGCAACATTTGCAAGTTACGATATTGGTGATCATGTGAGCTTTAAAGTCATGAGTGAAGCTGTTAAACCAAACGGACACGATGATTTTATTGGAATTACTTTAGTTCTTCTTAGTATCGTATTTGGTATAATTTCAACCTTTGTCTTATCTATTAATGTTATTACTAATGAGCCGTAATTGAAAATTACTTTTAAAACAAAAAAAATATGAACAATAAATATTTTAAAATTCTTTTATATTTAACGATTGGTTTGATTTCATATCTTAGCGCATCTTACAATTATAGATTAATTAAAGAAAACCATATTGATGTACCAGGCACTGTTATTAATAAATCAGAAGCAGCAAGCTCACATCGTTTGTCAAGTAGAGTTTCATCTGAATGGTGGTTGGCTGTCAAACCTGACAATAGTAAATATAAAGCCTATGATGTGTGTGTGGATTACGCAATATTTTCAACCTATAAAATTGGAGATCATGTTAGCTTTAAAGTTTTAAGCTATGAAGTTGACCCAAACGGTCATGATGATACCATTGCAATTATATTATTTGTGTTTAGTATTGGTGGTTGCATTTTCTCTTTTAGTAGTTTGTTTAGTAATATTTTTTGCGATGAGTGTAATTAAAAATAGATAAAAATAAGAATAAAAATTAATATTGTTTAATGAAGAATTTAATTAGTGATTATGAAAAATCTGTAAATGCAATCGTTAATGCTTTCAAGAAGAAGCAAGGTTTAACGTCAAATGATGATGGTTATTGGATTGGTGACCAAGTTGGGGAAATCTATGACTTTGGTGTTGTATATACATTTGATTTCCGTGACATTCTTACAGATATTAAAGAATCAGCAAAACCTGATGAGATTTTTAAGTGGAGAGAATATATGTTGAGAATTTGGGAAATTAACAACATTGTTGGTCACAATCTTTTAAATGAGATTAATTACCGTAGTTGGCTTAAGGGTTGTCCACGTTTAAGTGATGAAGAATTGGATAAAGCAAAAAACAAGTGGAAAGGCTTTGTTGATGAGATTTCAGAGCTTGCAAAAGCCACAAAAGAAAATAATGAATCACCAAATGAATAATGCGGTTTAATGAGATAAACAGAGAAGAGTTTAAGAAGACCAATCGAATATCAAGACGTTTCAACACACAGTGGCGGAAGTACGCAGGCCGTAATAGCATTGGGGATTGTTCCAACCTTTTTCAAAGGTTGCACCCCACTGATTATTATGACTTTTATGTAAAATACACAAAAGACGGAGAGGAAACGGTACATAATCGTTCAGAATTTAAGTATTATGGACGAACAGAAGAAGAAATAGAAAAGGTTGCCAAGAAATATATGTCTGAGTGTGGCAAAACTTCTTATACATTAGATGAATTTATAATGAATGTATATATGCATGTCATAATAGAAACATTTGATGGGCAAATTAAGGAACAAGAAGTTTGTCAATTACTTGTGAATATGGGTTATACCTATGAAAGGCCTGAAAAGAATGAAGATAGTCGCTTTGGAATAGACTTTAAGGTTTTTAAGGGTGATGAATTGAAATTTATTTTGCAAATTAAACCAATATCATTCTTTACGGGCATTTACAATCGTTCGCTTATATTAGACAGGATTAATGCCTTTGAGAAACAATCTTTGGTATTAGAAAGATATAAAGTGCCAACATATTATATGGTATATAAGGCTGACAATGATGGACAAGTTGGATGGCTTAGTGAAAATGGTAATATGTGTTTTGAATTAAAGCGACTATGTAATCAAGAAAATGGCCACCCGTATGAATTGCCAAAAGAATATGTTAAACTATGAATTGTTTTATCAATAATGAATTTTAAAGATAATTATAAAAAAGAAAAATATTTTTATGAAAGATAAAACAATACATAAAATTGTTCGTAGAGTTGTCAATGAGGCACTTGGTGTAAATTCATATGTTGAAAATGCCGTTGATGGTATTATTAATAGAATTTATGAGCTTGAATCCAATGGACAGTTAGAAGAAAAAACAGTAACAGTTGAATTTCCTGTTTTAATTAAAAGAGGTAAACTTGATTACAACTTAATCAAAGATAAAATGATTATGGTTGAATTTAGAATATACGATTTCCAAAGTAATGAGGATTTAGAATATTTTAAAGAAAATTATCCTGAAATTTTTAATGAAAAGATGAATAGAGGTTTAGCATATAGTTCTAATACAGAAAACGGTCTACCTATGATTAAGATTTCATTAGTTCGAGCAGGTGGTAAAATACAAAAGAATTCTTATGATATACTTCAACATGAATTAGACCATGCGCTTAAAGATAGTCTAACAAATAAAAAGTGGAATAAACGTAATAATTACAAATATAAAATGGCAACTTATATGATGCATGATGATGATGGTGATGAAAACAAATATGCTAAAGCTGCTGCATGGATTGTTTATTACAGTTTTCCACATGAACGAGACGCTTTTGCTAATGGACTTTATTCTGAGTTAAAACACTCTAATCCAACTAAAGAAAACCTTGATGAATTAATTTATAACAGCAGATATTATAGGATTATTACTTGGTTGAGAAAGGTTTTACCTTATTTCAACACAATAAAAAGTGAAGAAATAGAACTTGTTAATCGTATTCTATCTATTAGTTTTATGTGTGACATCGATAAAATTATTAAAATTGGAGAAAAAACGTTATCTGAATATGTTCGTAACCTTGGACGAATAAAGACCTTGATACTTCAAAGATTACAATAAAAGAATAATTAAAATTTATGTTTTATAAAAGATTTAAATTTGTAAAGGATTTTCAACAACCTGAAGGTACATTTCCAAAAGGTGGAGAAGTGACAATAATGGAAGGACGTGTTTGGTACAATAACGGAATGGTGCAAAACGCTTATGCTGAATTACTGATGGATTTAGTGGAATATGAATCCATTAATGGTTGGAATTATCTGCGTGAAGTTCCAATACCTTACAATAAGGCTTAACTTTCCACTATTATTATAATATTTATTTATTATACAGTTCAGGTTTCTGTTCCGTTTTTTAAATAAACATTAATACGTAAAATAATGGTTTCTAAAAATTTTTTGGAAAGCGTCAAAGATGATGCTGCTATACTTCACAAAGAGGCCGAAGACGGTAAAGAAGTTTGGTGTGTCAAACTTGAAGATGCTTTTAAGGCCATAGAAATGGCACGAGAGGAAGGCAAAGAAGAGATTAAGGATAATACCCTATATGTGGTAAAGAAAGGCGATTTCGTGACTATTTACAACGAAAAAGAAGATAAACACGTAGTTGGAAAGATAGACAGAATAACAAAATCTGCATTCTATTTCTTAGCGACTAATAGTGAAGAAAAGACATACAGTCGGGATAATTGGACATTGAAAATTGAAATATAGTCTCTTCGGAGATTATATTTCTTTATTATTTAAAATATTAAATGAAAAATGAAAAAAGTTTTCTTTACTTCTGATTTACATTTTGGGCACCGTAACATTATGAGACATTGCCCAAAACGGTTAGAAATATGTGGTGCATCAGATGTTGATGACATAACCACTCATGATAAATGGTTGATAGATTTGTGGAATGGAACAGTTGATAAGAAAGATGTTGTGTATATGCTTGGTGATTTTTCATTTAAGTCACCCGACGACACTAAGAAGTTACTCGAAAAACTTAATGGTAAGAAATTTCTAATACTTGGCAACCACGATAAGTCATCACAACATCTAAATAGCTATTTTGAACAAATTACGCAGATTAAGGAGTTTTCATTCAAAGGCTCTGTATATCCTTTCATTGATGGTGTTTTTAATGTTTGTATGAGTCATTATCCAATGTTAGATTGGCCTGATAAGCAAAAAGGTTCAGTAATGATTCATGGGCATTGCCACGGTAAGATGGATGAGGTAAATGAATTAAGTGAAGATTTACGTGTAGATATTGGCCTTGATGGTGAGTTTGCTAATTATCAATTTATCTCACTCGAACAATTATATAATGCATTTATTGCTAAGAAAGAAAATATATCATATATGTAGATATTTATATAAAAAGATATATAAAGTATTCCATGACTAAAAGTAGCATAATTAAAAGACATAATAATAATGACGTGACTGTTGTAAAATAGTCATGTCATTTTTTTTATAATAAAAAACAACATAATACAAAACAATGCCAAAAAATAAAAAAATTAAACCTGAAGAAGCATTAGCTACAGATTATGCACCACAAAACAAGAATTTTTTTTATAAAATTGAATTAAAATGTAAAAATCAAAAACAGAAAAACTTTCTTAAATTACTTAAAGATAAGAAGAAAGAAATCTGTTTTGGCGTGGGTTCAGCAGGTAGTGGAAAAACATATGTATCCATAGCATATGCACTTCAAGCAATTAAAGAAAATAACAAATATAAGAAGCTAATTGTAATACCGCCAACGGTAGAGGCAGGTAGTAGAGATCTACATTTAGGGTTTCTATCAGGTGACAAAATAATGAAACAAGAACCTTATTGTGACAATGTTTATTCGCTTATTGAAAATATAATCTCTAAAAGTGGTAATAATGAACCTAAAAAACTTGCACGTAACATTATTAATGAATATGTAGAAATTGAATTAGTAAATTTTGCAAGAGGCAAAACATGGTCTAACTGCATCATTGACATTGAAGAAGCTGAAAATTTTAGTAAAAAAGAAATGCTACTACTCCTAACAAGAATAGGTGAGAACTGCAAAGTAATCATAAATGGTGATGCTGCGCAGAAAGATAGAAGATATTTAAATAATGAAGATGATGGTATGACTTTTTATTCAAAAGCATTAAGTGATTTAGAAGAGGTTGGATGTGTTGAGTTTACAAATGATGACATCGTTAGAAATCCATTAATACAAAAAATTATTGACCGTTCATAAATTATTATAAAAAAAAAAATAAAACCCAACGATATTGTTATCGCTGGGTTCATTTTTCACAACTCTACGGTGTATGTGTATTCTACACTATGTGAGCAACATTGTTCACAAAATCCTAAATCCTCATACTTTCCAAGTTCACTAAGAAGTTCTTCGTAAAGCATCTGCAAAACACTTAAGTCCGTCTCATTATTAATTTTATCTTTCAGTTTGTCGATGAAATTTTCTTCGTTATAGGCCTCGTTATAGACAAACACAAACATACTATTATATTCATAGTCATTAAGGTCTAAGGAGTTAATTTTATCAACAACTAAGGTTGCATAGTTATCTCTACGTTTTTCTTCATTATCACTTTTTTCAACAAGAAAGCATAGAATTGGTTTTAAAATTGTATTGATTTCATCATCAGTTAAATCAACAAGCTCTTTATTGTTAATGGTTGTGGAAAATGAGCAACCGTCCAAATAACTACATACAAACTTTTCCATATTATTGGTCCACAATTTTAATAAGATTTAAATCTGTTAATCGAGCTGATAAAATTCCAAGATATTCTGTCATAACATCGAATTGTTTTTTCATGAGATTAAATTGAGTATCACCAACTTTTTTATCAAAATCGTCTGAAAAAAGAGCACTTCCTAATTTGTTGTGGCGTTTAGCCAAATCAATTGTTTCATCAATCAGTCTTTGTTGCCAATCTTCAATGTCTTCTGTTTTAAATTTTACGCTATACTTCATATTATTAAATGTTATTAAATATTATTTTTAAGGACTTGGCTAACAAGTTTTCCATTAGCCATTGAAAATTTCTTCTGAACTTCTCCAAGAACATACTTCATATTCTTCATGGAGATTTCCATGTTCTTAGATTTCATATCGTTAATAATCTCTTGTGTATAAGCCTTAACCTCTTCATCTGTGGGTTGCTTAGGGATGAATTTATTGATATATTCCAATTCATTTTTTTCTGCTTCAGCAAGGTCTGTACGTCCTGCCTTATTGTATTGATCAATGCTATCATTACGTTGAGCAGCCATCTTCATGAGAATCTTAATCTCAGCCGCTTCATTCCACCCCTTAAAATCTTTCTCCTTCTCAGCTTTAAGAAATTCAGCCTTAATAAGTTTATAAACTTGAGTGCCAACCATATCCTTAGCTTTCATGGCACTCATAATCAATTCATTAATTTCTGTATTAAGCATAATTTATTCTATAATTTTTAATGTAAATTTATCATCAATGTAGGCATCGAGGCCTTCATATCTAAAATAGTAGTCTGTCGGAATAAGTTCTTTTCCAACCCAAAGTTTATAACACAATGCGTGATAAGCAAGTGGTACTTCTTTAAACTTATAATCCCATTTCTTTTGTTCACCTTGCTGTTCATTAATAAGGACATAAAACGGATTACGTTCTTTATCATTCTTTTCTGAATATAAGCAAGCTGATTTAAGCGTGTAAACATTGTATGAAACTTCAATACCACTATAATTTTCCGCATTCTCAACAATGTTTGCAATGTAATTTAGTAACATTAACTTAACATCCTGAGATAATTCGTGATAGTCAATTACCTCAAACACAAGCTCATCAGTATTGAATCTCTCCAATTTCAGAACACCAACTTTGTCATTAAAACTCTCATAGAATTTTGACATAAGATACTTTTCAATGGCAATCTGTCGAGATGCATTACATTTACCAAATACAACTTGTCTTGTATATTTAGAACCTTGTAGATATTTTGAATCAATGTAATGTCCCACATACTCTTCGTAAGTGTCTTTATTCTTTACAATTGATTTGTCAAAATATTTAATCACTTGGAAATTTCCCTTCTTCAAGTCAATTGAAAGGAAGCACTTGCCAATATTATCTAAGTTATAAACATTTCCTTTTGGGAATTTTTTTAAATCTTCGGTTACATTAAATTTAGACATATCAACCTTAAGAAACTCTTGATACTTTTCGTTCTCTAAGATGTCAGTAATCATCTTATCACGAATGATATAATAAGTGTTTAAGAACTCATTAATATCTCCACTGTATTTAGTATCAATCTCATTGCACAAGCTCTCCCATAAACTACGTGAATGATAAAGGTTTTCATACAAATCAAGATAGTAATCAAACTTCTCTTTATCATGCAGAATAGGTATCGGCAAGTTATTATCACTAACGAACCGTTTACACAAATCTAAGTTGAACTCTTTTTCTCTCATTTTATTAATTTATTTTATAGAATTTGTTACCTGATTTATGCCATGTGCCACCATCAGATGAAAAGTTTGATGAATTGTCATCATCATCGTCGTTATTATTAAACATTTTATAAATGATTAAAATAATCGCTGCAATTAAGCAACACTTAAGATATAAAATCATTTCATATTATCTTTATTGAATTATCTTACATAGATATTATACAACAAAAAATGAGCAAAACCAAATGCTTGCTCATTAATTTCATTATTTTAATTAGATAGTCGAACACAACGTTCAGGTTCAAGGAATGTGAACATCTTTTCATCAAATTCACCCATTTGGCCAAACTGTAATGCTTCATTCCCTTCAATGTCGCTCATAACGACAACACCATAATTTTCGTCGGTAAACATAACCACATATTCATGGCCTTTATATTCACGTTTACCAAGGTAAGGATACTTTACTTCTTCCATTTCTTCCATATCAATATTTTTATTTAATTTATTTATTAATAGATTTTTTTTTAATTTTTCCAATGCTTCCTGATCATATTTATCATTAATGTAAGGAAAAATTGCTCGTTTTGAATCAAAATAAAGATTTCTCATACAATCTTCGAAACAATTCGCAATAATACCTGCCTTTCTTAACATTATTGCCTCTTCTTTTTTACCTCTATATGCCTTCATGTCAAGTAACGTGTCAACAATTCTATTCTTAATTGTGTTAATTTCATGATCAACAAGAGAACCTTCTTCGGGCAAGGGTAATCTCAGATATACTTCTTTATAAATATAATCACACACCCATTCTAAAAAATCTAATTTCCAAAGATTTTTATCAATTGCAGAGCGATTAGTTAAAAGCATATTTTGATAAATCAAACGTTCTTTTTCGTTTTTAATCTTTGTATCTATTTCTTCTAAACGCATTAAATGTCTGCGTTCAAATTCAGCATCAATTAGGAATTGATAATCATCATATAGTTCTTTAAATGAACTGTATCGTTTTTCTTCTTCCATATTCTTATGCCCTATATACAACTTTATTATCAACGATTCGAAGAATAAAAACTTCGCCATTGAACCAATACTCATCGACATTATCTTTTTCCAATTCTTCTTTAGATTGGTAGTCACTATGACGTTCTTTGATTAGTTTTGTGATTTCTTCATTTGTGCCAACAAATAAATGATCTCCGTTAAAAATATAGTCGACATCTTTTTTTGCATCTTCGTACTCCTTATCCAACCATTCGGTATTATATTCCTTAACTTCTTTACGCCAAATAAGATTGTTGAGCATACTTTGAGTTACAAACCAATACTTCATTTTAACTAATAGAGAGTCCTTATCAAATTCATGTTCTATTTGCCATTCTATAATATCATCTGTAAAATTTTCTCCAACCGAATTAAGAATACGATTAAGATTAACAATGAAATTGTTAACCATCATATCTTCAATCTCTTTTGAAAAGTCATTGTCGTAAAATTCAAACAATAGTGCTTTGTCAAATCTTTTACGATGTTCAAGAATATAGTCTTTATTTAATTCAAAGTATTCTTTTTGTTGGTCAAAACGTTTTCTATAATACTCTTTACTGTTATCACTATAATCATCAAAAAGTTTGCTGTAATTTTGACTTCCGTCTCGAGTAATACAGTCCCATTCGTCTTTAAAAATCAATTCACTCATATCAAATTATACCTAATTGTTGTTTTCTTATTTTGATGACAAAATCATTGACAAATTCAACATCAATTTCATCAGGCAGCGTGGACTTGGCAATTGCATCATCCATTTCAACTTTCTTTTCTTCAAGAAGTTCAATTATCTCATCATATTCATATTTGTGCATTTTAACGTCCAACAAGAAGTCACGGTCAATATTACGACGATTTACATTAAAACCCTTATTTTCAGCAATTTCAATGCACATATTCATTAGTCTGAAACTATGACTAATGTGCTTTGCATCATAGTTTTTTTCTTTATTTTCAGCATAACGAATAGGATTACGATTTTTTACCCAATCTTTATAGTCTTTATAGTCTTTACAATGCTTAACAAAACCATTTTGATTGAATGACATATGACAAATTGGTTTATCATTCTTATCATCAATCGATGAAAGCCTTACTTCAGTACTATCATCATTCTTGAAAATACCACGATAACCAATTGGTTTTTTATTTAGTTGAGAAATATCACCCAACTTAATTTGATATTCTCCCACTAAATAACGACCCAAACAGTATTTTTCGTCATCACGATATTTTTCACCACTTGCATATTCACGATTCTTTTCTTTAAAGTATCTCACCGCATCAATGGCTTGATAACCGACAGCCTCAAAATGTGCCCCCCAATCATAGAATACCCCATAATCATCATGCATATTTGGGATCTTATTAAGACCACAAAACTCAGTACGCAAGCCACGATAACTAAGCCAATTCTCAATTTTTGTGCTGCCTTGGTTATAATACGTATAACAGAATGATAATGCAGTTCTACGCTCCACTTCCTTTCCATTATCGTTTAAGCATTTCTTTCCAAGCGCACGAGCCTTTTTAATTTGTGAGACAGCATAAGCCCCAAATGAATTAAAACAAGCCTTTGTAACAAACTTATCACGACTCTTCTTTAATTCAGTGATGATTGGGTGTTCATAGTCTACAAACTCATCATCAACAAACAATGCTTCAAGCACTGTTGGGTTTGATTTAAGTAGAAGTCGCATGAATTTATTAAATTCCCATGCAACATTGTCGTGTTTCTCATCACTCACTTCATCTTGATAATCAAAACCAAGACCAAGAAGTTGGTCAGGAGGTGCAAGATAAACAGAACACGTGTCAATATCAGATTTACCCTCAATAAACGTACCTTGGGCTAAAGAACCTCTTTTATACTTATACAAAAGAAGGCCTTCCTTATCAATATCTTCAAAAGTTAAAGTTCTCATATTATTTTATTTTTTAATTGTTTCTGAAAGCAATGCGTTTCCGCAAGTAATGCGGTCTTCATCTTCTTCTTTGGATGGCACAAAAACAATTACGTCCCAACCTTCATCCAACAATGGTTGCTCAAATTGACGATAAACGTCATAATCGGCATAGCCACTCACTTCAAAACCATTTTCGATGGCTGAATGTGTTTCATGAATTGGGGTGATTTTTACAATAAATTTGTTTTTGTCAAATAATTTAGACAGCTTCTTTGCATCAAGAATTGTTTCTTTTGTTACCGGGAAGTTAAGGGTGTATTTACGACCAACAGGCATTGGTAACTTATCGGCAAGTTTTGAAATATCTTCTAACGATAAACTTTGTTTTGAAAATAGCACATCACGTTGTGCATCGTCAGTTGAATTAATAGAAAATTGAAGACCCGCCTCACCATTGTATTCTTTATTTTTAATGTGACACCATTTAAGGATAAAATCTTCAAGATTTGGGTTATGTTTTGGCAACATAGTTGAAACAACGGGGTGTACTGTATCGGCTTCAAGACCACATTCTTTTACATCATTACGAAGAATTTTTTCTGAATAGAATAATACATCTTCATTCCAAGTTGGTTCACCCATGCGAGCAAAGTGTACATTAAAACGTTTGGTGTGTTTACAATCCTCACCAAGAATTATCGTTCTAATTTGTTTGCTCAAATTTTGCCAAGAAACATTTCCATGATACCCACATTTAGGCACATCACAAAACTTACAAAATTCTTTACAACCATGTTGAGTGCTAATCGTTGCAACCCACTTATATTCAAGGTTTACTTCTGTATTGGCAACACCATTAATTTCTTTTGTAAGGCCAAGAAAATCAGCTTTAATATTATTTTCTTTACCATAATCTCCAACGGTAAGAAATTCCAATTTATTATCTATGTCGACATAAATCTTACCTGTATGTGTCTTAACTATTTTCATAAACACCTTATTTTTTTTTGTTACATCTATATTATACAACAAAAAATGGGAAAAACCAAATGTTTTCCCATTAATTATATATTATGTATATTCTTGTTGTGCTTCAATATCAACTTCTCCCTTATCGTAAAGTGAAGCCTCTTTCATTAGGAAGTTCTTACACTTAAGTTTAAATGCTTCAACCAAAGGATCCTTATACTTACGAATAACAATACCTTCACGATAGCACTTATTCTTACACAGAGGTTCAAGTTCTTCCATCCCAAAATGTTCCTTATCATTCATCATTTTAAGAAGAATGTTTTCATGCCAATGCTCATCAAGTTTCACATCAGGATACAAATTTGAGAGAGTACCATGATATAAAATTTGAATTGGGCGAATCTTATTGGCAAGTTCAGGATGCTCAGTGATGATATTCTTAGTCCAATCATGAACATCAACAACCTCCCATTCAGTTTTCTTACCATCTTTATTGGTTACAATGCGGTATGGCATAATAAAGAACTCACCGGGCTTACAGCCATAATCATAACCGCCTTGAATAGGAGAATTATCAGCATAACCACAGATTTCTCCATATACAGTCATACCATCAGTGATGAATGGCTTAAGAATCTCGTTAGCCTCATTCCAAATATCAAACTTATAGTAACCATTTTCATTACCATTCTCGTTAATGAATTGATTCTTAATTACTGAACGAGAAGAATAAATGTTATCATATTCTTCAACAAAATCAGTAATACGATACTTCTTAAGACATTCAAAGTTATCAACGAAGTTATTGTACCATCTTTGATAGAAAGGCAGATGAATAGGATTTTTTACCTTAATATTAGCACAGATGACCGAAGTTCCGTGGATTTTACAAGAAATGGTTACAATATCGTCAGGATTAAACTGCCACATATTCTTACCCAATTGACTTGTATCGTAATGGAATGAAAATTCTCCCTCAATCATGCGGTCAAATCGCTTTAACTTTTTATCACGCTTATTTCCATTCTTTACGTTATTTTGACGGCCACGAATAGGTGGCATATAAGCCTTCACAAACAGTTCACCATCTACAGTATCGAGATCAACGTTAAGATAGTCCTCCATATTTACGCTCTTCGCCTTTGGGCAATATTTTACCATTTCATCAAGTGAGAACAAATAACCCATTGAGGGAGTCTTCTTCAGTCGAATCATTCGCACACGACCATTATGGGTAAAGAAACCACACATTGACTTAATCTGTGCTTTATACTTGTCACGTTCAGCATAAATTTCAGTCAATTCAGCAGAGTTATCCGTATTGCTAAATTGAGTTTTAATCTTTTCTTCGCACTCTTTAATCTTCGCACTCAACTTATTAACCTCGTCAGCATTAGCATTTTTCTCGTAACATCCAACCTCAAAAAGATTGTTTACACTAAGGAACTTTTCATTCAATTGACATTCATTAGATGCATAGAAAAGAATATCCCCTTCTTTAACTTGATCCTTACGAACAACTACCGAAGCATCACCAATGAATGTTTGTGCAAGGAAGTCACTTCCCTCAATCGGCTTGAGTGTTCCAATCTTTACCACATTGACACAGTACTCGGACTTACCATTCTTGCTCATTTCAAAAATGTTATTCTTTTGCATATTTTTTAATTAAAAGTTATTAATTGTATTTATCATTTATCATAAACATCGATGACTTTAAATGTTTAAAACTGTTTTTCTAATTTATCAAATAAATCCCGGTATTCTTCATAATGTTTTTTTAGTTCTTCATGATTCATATTAAGGAGACCCGTATTAATTACACGGTTTAATTCTATCCATTCTGCATTGGATAATGTGATTGAGTGTTCTTTTAAATACGGAGAAGGGTCTTTACCATTTTCTTTAGCGTATTTAATTATTTCTTCGTTAAAAGTTCGCATGTTACAAATTATTTATCAAAAACAGTTACTTAGACCCAAACAAAGAAGTGTTAAATTAATTATAATATGATTATAAATAATTGCATTTTCACTATATTTGCAGCAAAAATTAGTCAAATTGTGTAATATATTCATCATTTCTTACAAGAATTTTAAATAAATTATTGATTAAATTTACATAAACGATTACCAAAGAATGGGTCTTTTTCAAAATCATCGTAAAACCGTACATGAAAATCTAATAAAATCTATGATTATGTTTAGTTTTCACTTCTTGCTTCAACCTATCACTACTTTTTAGGAGCACTTATTGTGCTCGGTCATCCATAGGAGGATAGTCCACAAGCGTTAATTCGGTGCTACAGATACCTACTTATTTAATTATTTTATTTTTTATACAGCAATTATCCTACGACCTTCGTAAAGTATATTCAATGCTGCATTATAATCTCTATCATGATAAGAACCACAATTTGGGCATTGCCATTTGCGTTCACTTAACTTCAAATCCTGATAGATATACCCACATTTACTGCAAGTCTTTGAGGAGGGATAATATCGCCCAATTAAAACAACTTTCTTATCGTTTTGCAAGGCCTTAGTCGATAAGGTCATCTTGAATTTATAAAAACCAACTTCCTGAATTGCCTTTGCAAGTTTGTGGTTTTTCAACATCCCACTTGTATTTAAGTCTTCCATGTAAATGGTTTCGTAATGATGTAACAAATAATTAACAACAGAATGAATATAGTTTTCCTTCTTGTTGGTTATAGTTTCAAACACCCTTGCAATGCGTTTGCATTGCTTATGGAAATTACTCGAACCTTTACGTTTCTTGGACAATTGACGTTGTAATTTAGTCAGACGTTTTTCATCTTTCTTAAAGAAGTGCTTGTTTTCAAACACTTCTCCGTCAGACGTTATGACAAAATCTTTAACCCCAAGGTCAATTCCAACATCACGACCCGTTTTGTTAAACTTAATAAGCTCATTATCGTTCATATCAACAAGGATGGATAAGGTATAACAACCACTCTTGGTTTTCGATAAGGTTGCACTCCTTATATTATCCTTATATTTCTGC